GCGGGGTTAGCAGACCGGAGATACAGGAACCCGGCAGGCCCGAAGGCCTCCCCGCGCCGCCCGCCATAAAGCGAACCGCGCTGCGCGCAAGCGTGCGCCGACTGCGGGCGATAAAAAAGCGCCGACATCAGCCGATGGGCGCGTGTGCGCCTGTATCCGTTCGGGCTGCTAAACCCGGTCACCGATTGGGCGGCGACGGCCGAAGCATCCCTCCGTGGGAGGCGAGGTGTCAACGCTTGTTCGGGTGGTGTCGTCATCATCAGGCAAGCCGTGTCCGTGCCGGCTGCACCCGGCCGCCGGCGAAGGAAAAAGAAAGGGGAAAGGGGTTAGGACGTTGCGGCTAGATCAGCCGGCACGCCGTCCGCATTGCTGGGTGATGCGAGCCGCGTCGTGGCCGGGTTCGTGCTGCATCCTGACCACCTGCAACACGTCGCTCGCCGTCAAGGCATACGCGTGCCCGGTGGTCGGATCGACCACCCGCACCACGTAGGAGGTGCTGCGGCTGATGTCGAAGTAGGCGGGAACGTGTTTGGCTTGCAGCTCGGCCAGGGCATGCATGGCGTAGTGCTGCGCGGCTCTTTCGGTGATGCCGGCGGTGACCATCAGGTGCGCGCAGCACCGTTTGATGAGCTGTTCGCTGTCCAGATGCTCGGCCTGGTGCGCGACGATGAAGCGCGTGGCGCTGTGGATCAGCATCCCCGTGTGGGTGTGGTCGTGCGCGTGAGAGAACGCCATAAGAACCCCTGCAGTCAGTTGAGCGCCATCGGTGCGTAGTGGGAACCTGCCGCACCGGAACACGGTGGCGCAGGGGTTGGGTCGGTGGTTGGCTGCGTCGCCGGTGCCACGACGATGTCGTTGGCGCGGCGCGCCACGATAGGCAAGGACACTAGGGCATCCGGGATCAAGCTCGGCACCAGGGTGCGAACGATCCCCAGCTGCGCCACGCAGCGGTGACTGCAATCGACATTCATGCAGTCGAAGTAGATTTCACGCACCAGGGTGCTCAGTTGCCGGGAGGTGATCGTGCGCATGCGCGCGTGGCAGTGCGGGCAGGCGATGGTGTTGCGCGGGGCTGTCATATCCGTTTAGTCCTCATACACCGCTTCTACGCTTACCTAGCGTCAAGACCACCGAGGGCGGTCCTGCATTGATGGCGATGCGCCTGGCCTTCGAGATACACCTGAAGGACGTAGGCCGCGTCGGTCTGGTTCTCGGCGGCATCCAGCACCTTGCAGCGCGCCAGGTGTTCGGGATCGAGACCGATCGGAATGCGCTTTCGTTTTGTCGTGCCACGCGGCGCATACATCCGCGGGCGGTAACCAGGAGAGTTCTTCATGGCGATGGGGTACGATGCCGATCCGTTACACAATTCGAACGATATTGCACAAAATGTGAAAACGCAAGTAATTGCGGTCGGGGATTCCACATTTTGTGTCGGGGAGCGACTCATGGATGTCAACGACATCATCCAGCGCATGCGCCAGGTCTACGGGGCCAAGAACGATTCGGCGCTGGCCGCAGCCTTGAATCTGGCCGTCAGTGCACCGAGCAACTGGCGTCAGCGCAATAGCCCGCCGTTTGGGATTTGTGCGGGCATCGCCATGGAAAAAGGGGTTTCGCTCGATTGGCTGATTTTTGGGATCGGCGACATGTGGCTAGGGAGAAGGACGCAAGCACCACACGATCCCGCCCCCACAGAAACCCCGCGTGCCGGGAGCCCGGCCGCCGACCGTCTCTCGCAATTCGTGTATTGGTGGCACGTCAGCCGTTCACAGGATGAGATGATCTGGCTGGAGCAGCAGTTCAAACGGGCTATACCGGAGTACGGCGAATGGTTGACGACTTTGACACCTGTGACATCGAATTGAGCTCGCGGCGCGGCACCGATTGAGCTGCAAGGCCAGCGCCTTTTGATTATGGCTATCTGCCCCAGGCCTGCTCCCAGATAAGATTTTACGAAAGCTGTCGTGATCAGCCCATGCAGCTATGACGCAGCATCGGAAGGGCGTGTAAGAAAACGCCGACGTGAAAAAGAGAACCTGCCTACGAGCAGAGCATTCGCATTATCACGAAATCGTCACGAACTGCTGCGCACCCTATTTGGCGAAATTGCTGTGCACGAGCAACGCTCACGCATAAGCAGTACATGCAGGTTGTACGGGTGCATGTTCAGCACGTGCTCGTCTTAAAACAGGGGATATCCGACGGTGATGCGGCGCTTCGTGTCGACGCTTTGCGCGTGCGCCTTCGTTTCCATCTGAAGTTGGTGAGACCTCACGGCCTGCGCATTTATGCCGATCCGGCACGCCGCCTGTGCAGTCCGCGTAGTACGCCTATCAAGTTCTGTTTGTTTGGATAAACCACTGTAGTCGAGCGGTCCACTACTACCTCAGCCCATGGAGCGAGCTATGAATGGTTTTGTTTGGAAGCAGGTAAATACTTCTAGTACGTACCGCCCGCATAAATACAGCTTTTCAATCGCACGCCTGCTTGCGGCGCTAGCAGTTAGCTTGTGCCTCCAACCTGCGTTCGCAGACGGAGTCCCTCTCCGGCCCGGAGAAGTTTTTGTCACCACGTTCACAGGTGCGGGCTCTACCTGGGGTCATCACGTCAAGCACTTCAGCCCCAACGGCGTGTTGCTGGACAACTTCAACTTTGGCACCAATAACGCCTATTTTGGATCTCTGAGCGTAGATGCATCCAACAATCTCTACATTCCGACTGATGGCACATACGACGAGGCCATCCATACCATCAGTAACAGCGGTGTCATGGGCCTATTTGGCGGTGGATACGCCTTTCCCACGTCGGTGGCATTTGATAACAACGGCAATGTCTATGTCGGACAAAACCCTTCCTCGAACAACAGTCCGGGTGCGATTCTAAAGTTTGACGGCAACGGCAATCTTCTTACTAGTTATTCCATACCTGTCGACCCAAGTACGGGTGATGCGATCGACCACATGGCGTTAGCCAACGATCACTGCACGATGCGCTACACCACCGGGGGCGACAGCATTCACCAGTTCAACATCTGCACCAATACGCAATTATCCGATTTCGTGTCATCGCTCTCTGACCCTTTCGGCGGTACAGAGGTTTTATATGATGTTCGTCAGCTCCCCAACGACAATCTGCTGGTGGCTAGCTGGGATTACGTTTTTCTATTGAGTAGCTCGGGCGGTGTTCTTAATCAATATGAATTTAACGATGGTCCGTACTATGCATCACTCGGTTCCGTCTACCCCGATCCAGACAACCATACCCTTTGGATGGCCGATTCGAACAGCGGTAATGTTTTTCGCGTCAATATGCAAACCGGGGCCATCGTGTCGTCCTTCAGCGCGTATGACCCCGGGCACACTTCAACCACCGCGGAAAGCATCGGCTATTTGGCAGTTGTCCCGGGCAATCCAAACGGAAAGGAGCTTGGCAAGTCGTGCAACTGCATTGGCGATCCCATCAATTCCGCAACAGGGAACGAGTACAAGGATGACGAAGACATCTCGCTGGGCGCTTTAAGCTTCCATCGCTATTACAACAGCCAGACGTCTGTCGCCCCGGCGCACATGGGTACAAATTGGCGTCACACCTTCGATCGGAGCATTGAGTACGTACCAAGTATTGGGCTGACCGTCGCCACGGCATTTCGGCCGGACGGGCGAGAACTCAACTTTACGTTGACCTCAGGCCAGTGGGTTGCGGATCCCGATGTTGCCGATCGTCTTACCCCTCAGACAGATACTTCCGGCGCGCTCACAGGGTGGACGTATTTCGATTCCACTACGCGTTACCAGGAAAGTTACGATAAAAATGGAAATCTACTTTCCATCACCGACACGGACGGTTTGGTCACCACACTGGCGTATAGCACCAGCTCCACACCTAGTAGCGTTGCGCCTGCGGCGGGTTTGCTGCTTACGGTGACCGATCCTCGAGGCCGGGCGCTGAATTTCACCTACAACAGCAATGCAACGGTGGCCGCCATCTCGGAACCCGATGGAGGTTCGGTGACCTATGGCTACGACGGAAACAGGAATTTGACCTCTGTCACGTATCCAGACAAGTCATCACGCCAGTATGTGTACAACGAAAGCACACTGACCAGTGGTGCCAACCTTCCTGCTGCACTGACAGGCGACATTGACGAGACCAGCATCCGCTTCACTAGCATCAGCTACAACACTCAAGGCAAGGCTACGATGTCCATGCTGGCATCCAACATCGCAGAGACCCAGGTGGCTTACAACGCGGATGGTACATCTACGGTGACCTATCCGACCGGTTCGCAGTCAACACTGACCTTCAACCAGCAATTCGGCTCCTTCCAGCGCGCTACCGCGAGTGCACCGTGCGGCGTGCAATGCGATCAGCCGTATGCGTCGAGCACCTACGACGCTAATGGTTACCTCGCCTCGGCCACGGACTTCAATGGCAACGTTACTGTCACCACCTATGATACGAATGGTTTGCTCGATCAGCAGGTCGAGGCTTCCGGTACACGGAATCAACGAGCCACTAACTTCACTTGGAACACCACGCTACGTGTACCTTTGACACGTACTATCGTGGACGCGTCTGGCAACACTGTTGGTTCCACGCAATGGATCTACAATGGCATCGGACAGGTTTTGGCTCGTTGCGATATCGACCCAGGCAACAGCGCAGCCTCGAGATATGCGTGCAGCACCAGCGGTAGCGTGCCGAGCGGAGTACGTCGCTCCACCTATACCTACTGCACCGTCGTCGACACCACGCAGTGTCCTTTCGTCGGATTGACGCTGACTATCACTGGGCCACGAACCGACGTTACGCAAACGACCACGTATACCTATTACCTGACGAGTAGCGCGACGAACTGTGGCACGCCGGGCGCGGCCTGCTATCAAGTCGGTGACATTCACACTATTACCGATGCGGCGGGTCACGTTACGACCATCGCCTCCTATGACGCCGATGGCCGCGTCACGCGCACTACGGACGCGAATGGGATCAATACGGATATGTCCTATACGGCGCGCGGTTGGCTTGCGTCCAGCATAGTAGGGGGTGCTACTACGAGCTTCACTTATACGCCCTATGGGGCCGTGCAAACTGTCACGGATCCTGATGGGGTTGTCACGACGTATGGTTACGATGCAGCTCATCGCTTGGTGAAGATCACTGATGCACAGGGCAATTATGTGCAATACACACTGGATGCGGCGGGCAACAAAACGGCCGAAAAGACCTACGACAGCAGCGGGACGCTCCATAAAAGCTTGAGTCGCAATTTCAATACTCTTGGCCAGCTCACCAAGGTCATGGACGGCCTCAACCACACGACGTTCGACGCCAGCGCTAGCGGTAACTACGACGCCAACGGCAATCTCGTGCAGGACGCAGATGGCCTGGGCATTCTGCGCAAACAGAGCTATGACGCCTTGAATCGTCTAGTGCAAACTATCGACAACTACAACGGCAACGATGGTGCAACCAAGAACACGACCATTCAATACGGCTATGACAGCCTAGATCGGCTCACTCAAGTCACCGATCCTGGTAACCTCAACACTACTTACAGCTACGACGGGCTGAGCGATACAACCGGCCAGGTTAGTCCGGATACGGGAACCACCAGCCGCACCTTCGATGCCGCAGGCAATGTACTGACAAGTACCGACGCAAAGGGCATCACGGCTATCAATACGTACGATGTTCTGAATCGTCTAATCAGCACCAGCTACCCGGATGGCACCCAGAACGTTACCTATGCCTACGACGAAGCAAACAGCGTCACGGGCTGCAGCAGCAGCTATCCAGTCGGGCGACTGACGCGCATTATTGAGAACAGCGTAACCACGGTGTATTGCTACGATGCGCGTGGCAACGTCATTGAGAAGCAGCAAACCATCAATGGGACAACGGATACAACCGGCTATGCGGTTAGCGCTGCTGGGAGGGTAACCAGCATTGTGTATCCAAGTGGGACCCAAGTGAGTTACACCAGGGATGCCGATGGACGTATCCAGTCGGTGAGCGTGATACCCTCGGGTAGCACGACGGCCACCACGGTAGTAAGTAACGTTACCTATCAACCATTCGGTCCGGTCAGTGGCTACACCTTGGGTAACGGTCAGGCCGTTGCACGCGCCTACGATGCCAACTACCGCCTGACGGATATCACTAGCGCTGCGTTTTCGTTACATCTGGCTCGCGATATGATGGGCGACATCACGGCGATCGGCAACGCCAGCGGGGCTAATCCGGCCACCGAAACTTACAGCTATGATCCGCTATATCGCTTGACGGCGGTAACTGAGGCCGATGGCTCTACGCTCGAAAGCGTAACGTACAACCAGACGGGCGATCGTTTGACCAAAGCCGCATCTGACTTGGATACCGGCTCCTACACGTACGGCTCTGGCACTCACCAGCTGACGGCGATCGGAAATCAGGCACGGACTGTGGACGCCGATGGCAACACGACAGCGATTACGCAAGCAAGTGGCACCTACGGGTTTGGCTACAGTAGCCGCAATGTATTGACGGTTGCCCAATTCGCGGGGGCCACTGTTGGCACTTATACCTACAACGCGCTGCGCCAGCGGATTAGCAAAACTGGAAGCGGTACAGTGCGGTACGGCTACGATGAAGCCAAGCATTTGGTGGGCGAGTATGGTGCATCCACGCGTGATTATGTGTGGATGGGCGACATTCCAGTGGCGACCGTCGATGTCAGCGCCACAAGCAATCCCACAAGCACATCTTCTTGCACGTCTTTCTCGTCGTGTCCGATTCACGGTGGCCCAATCAAAGCGCCTTCGCCAGGCACGGGTACTTCAAGTTTGAGCGGAACCATGACGACCACTGTCAACTACGTTTACGCCGACGGGCTCGGCACGCCGCGTGCGGTAGCTAGCAGTACGGGTACAGTAATCTGGCAGTGGGCTTACCAAGGCAATCCATGGGGCGAGGTGGCACCCATGTCAGTAGGTGGCTATGTGCTCAATTTGCGTTTCCCCGGTCAGTACTACGACCAGGAAACAGGATTGATCTATAACGTGAATCGCTACTATGAAGCGCCCGCTGGGCGTTACCTTCAGAGCGATCCTGCAGGTCTGCAAGGGGGAATCAACACATATAACTATGTGAATGGGAGCCCGCTGGACTATGTCGATCCACTAGGGCTTCGTCCGCCGACGTCCGGAGAAATATCGATGCTCAATCAAGTATTCAATAACACCGTGGATTTCTCGAAAGTGAACATTGTATCGGGTGCTGGCTTGGATCCGCGTGCCTGGGCGCCTATAGCCACTGACAATGCTGTCACTCTTGAAAATACTATCCATTTTCCTTCGTCGGGCTACCAATCGGACTTCTCCAAGGCTAATTTGACTGACCAAGCTTGGCTGGCGCACGAGATGACTCATGTTTATCAGTACCAGAACAATCCCAACTACAGCTGGCGCAAGGCAGCTATGGAGGGAACAAGAAGTGACACATACAAATATAGCTTGAGCGAACACGGTTGCTTCAACGATTATCGATATGAACAACAGGCAGCGATAGTTGCGGATTATTATGCTGCCCTGCAGCGGCCATGGTCGCCAGCTCTTCCTGACTATGAATCTCTACTAAACCAGGTAGGTCTTGGCATGAATCGTGGTGCTCCGCCAATCTGGTTTATAGGAGATCGATAAATGAAAAGCGTCTTAATGTCACTTGCTCTTTTCCTACTTGCATTCAATCTCTGTGGAATGTCATCTAGATACACCATCAAAGTTGTACATGACGGTGCATCCTTGATCTCGTTTCACTTTGAAGGAAGTGGTGCGCCTAAGGCTGGTGGCGTGGAAGTTAATACCTTTCTTGTAGTAAAGCGTGATGACTCAGGGCACTGGGACTACAAAAATCCCATGTGGGCATTTGAGCTTTCTCCTGGTAATGCTAAGCCGCTATCCAATGTGACGTATGGCGAAGTACCTGTTGGATTCGCGGAGACAACGAAGGCAAAGCCGCTGGAGCGAGATGTTCATTACTTGGCGGTTGGTCTTACTCCGGGATCAGGAGGGTCTGTCGAGTTTACAGCTCAATAGCGATGGCCAAATGGCCACTGGGCTTAGTCATGTATCGGAGCTGGTGATGAGCGGTAGCCATAGCAGTGATGCAGATCTCATGGAACTTAAGTCGGAGTTGCTTGCTGCCGAAGAAGTCTTGGATACGGAATATTCCTTCGATCTTGCGGAACCACATTATGATCGTTGCTTGGAAATTATTGGCAGGCAAGCCATAAGCCGATCTGACATTGTTGCTCTTATCGGATCACTGTTTTCTTCAAAATCGATAAGTGATGAGCCCGTTGCCGTTCTAGTTCATAAATTGCGCTGGCCGGAATTTCGGGTTTGGGTGGAAAAGGAATTGCATAAGCTAGACCGACCGAGGGTCGATGGCAGGCCCCTGGAAAAGATCCTTGCGGCGTACGAAGACGACTGGGGAAACAGAGTTTTTTACAAAATGTTTTCCTAGCTGTTGCCTCGGTTCAGCGTTCAACTACTTCTAGTATTTGCGACATGGTGGACCTGTCTTGCATTGGGTTGTTGTTGGTGCTTCTGCATGGATAGAGCTCCACCATTCTTAGGAGTCTGATGAGTGCCCCCGGTCCCGGCATAAGTAGTCGAGAACAAGTCCTCGCTGGTCAGCTCACGGTGACTTCACCTTTTATCTCTGGGCGAGGAGGCAATTGACTATGGCTTCGCATAGCCGATTGTCAACAGCCGTTATTGCCATATGCTTGGTCTCGCTCACCGCGTGCTCTTTACCATTCGGCGGCAGTCCGAGAGATATTCGAGTGACGTCGGTGAGCGATGTGGACTACAAAGGCCAGACGCAAATCGACTTTGTGGATCATCCCCCACATCCGTCAAAAATCATTTCCCGTATCGATTTCACAACCAGCACGGACCTACTAGCGCTGTCTGCATCGAAGGACTACAACGTGACCTTCGCGGTTGGACCATGTACCAAAGCCGGAGTGCAGGACAGCATTCGACACTACGGTAAGATTTATTGGGGCAAGCTGCTGATCAATGACAGCACGAAAGCGCCCCCTGAATACGCGGCAGCGATGGCCAAAGGGCCTCCGTTTGCGTACCAAGCATACGTGGAAAGGTTGGCTGCGAATGCCGATCAGGGATCGCTCTGCTTCGCCCTTGCCGGAGGCAATATGTTGGGAGGTAAGTTGAAGTCGAACGTCGCGGTGATTCCCTTAGGGTTGACTCACGAGTGAATCAAACATGTTCTTCGTTAGGTGCCTATTGTTCGCGTTAATAACATCGCCGTGCATGTTCCCAGTTCTGGCTTCGGAAAGTCAGGGATATCAATTCGGAGAGCAGGGCTATGTGTTAACTCCGCAACAAGTGATAACGCTGACGAATGAAGCGCTGGATGGTTCCGGTCGTGCTGCGTTACGTCTCTCGAGATTTTATTCGAACGTGACGACAAATCTTGATGAGGCGTTGAGGTGGGCGATTATTGGCGCGGAAAATGGTGATGCTAACTGCCAGTACACGGCATATGCATTCCTTGATAGCAGGATTTTCTGCCGAGGACAGGAGGCGCGCTCAATTCTGGCTGCATAAGGCGGCAAGCCAGGGTTATCGGCCGGCAATAGAGCGCATCCGAAGCAGTAAGTGATAGAGCGATTGGGTTGCTGCTGTTGAAGTTCGAGCGCGCCGTACAATCCCAAAGCATCACAGAACGTGTTGTTGGTTGCTTAGCCGACGTTTGTACTGTCGGTGTCATTCCCATCGTCTACTGCTGTGTGGTCACTGATTGCTGCTCTATTTTCCAATTCAAGCGACGTGAGATAGCCACCGCTGCCGTCGAGCTTGTGCGTGGCCTTGGCGACAATCCATTGGTAGGCGGTGATAACATCCGGCCAGTCCACGAGCTTCACCGGCACCTCGGGAAAGATGTCCGGCCGACCGATGGCCAGATCCAGCGTGAACGTCGCTGCGCCACGCTTTACACGCGCCAGTTCGGTTTCGGCGGCACGGCTAGCGTCGGCTTCGGTGGGGAAATCTCCGCGCAGGATCTTTATGTGCCCGTGCTTGCCGGCAAGTGCTAGACGTCCGCGCGCACCGTTCATGTCATGCCAGCGAGCTTGCACACCTGTATAGGCGCTGCGGTCGATTTCCTGGAAATGATGGCGATCGCCGCTCGCGCGCCGGATTATCAGCGAAGGAATGTCCGTGCCGCCCGCTGTTTTCGCCTCGCCGATCGGCGCGAAAATTAGGTGCCCATGCTTGACCGTGGCCACCGCATCGAAGTGCTTGCCTATGCGGCGAAGCAGCGCCATGTCGCTTTCGGTTTGGTCGAGCTGCGCGATGGGCGCGCTCGCCAGCTTGCTGGATACGTGCGGCGTAAGCCCATGCTCGCCGGCGATCACGCTAACGATGTGGCCCACGGTGGTATCGCTCCAGCTGCGTTCCCTGCGTGTAGCCAAGGGTCCGGCCATACGCGCACTGCGTGCCCGCACCGTGATGGTATCGGGAGCACCGCGGTGCTCGACTTCATCCACGATATAGGAGCCCTGCAGGCACATGCCCGACGTGTCGAAACCCAACGACACTTCGATGCTGACGCCCTTGCGTGGCATCACGATGCGACCGGTGGTGTCTTCAAATTCCAGCTCCAACTGGTCGGCATGATCTTCGCGGCATGCCACCAACGTCATGCTGCTCAAGTGCGATTCCAGGCGGCGCGTGACGTCGGTACCGTCCACCACCACCTTGAATACCGGGCGCACGATCGCGCTGCGTTCACTGGCCATCACCGCGTTCCCGTAATGGCCGGCTCATCGGCGGGCAGGTTGTCCGACCGGCACAGCGTCAGCGCAAAATCCACCCGCCGCGGCGTGCCGTCGTCAAAGAGATAGCGCTGCGTGGTCTCCAGGCTCTGAATGAAATACACCCCGTACACGTAGCCTGCGCCATCGACCAGCACATACGCCTGGCCGCCACGTCCCATGGTTTCCAGTTGTGTGATGGAGGCGAGCGTGCCGGTGACGCCCGGCGCCACGGTGCCGCTCAGGGTGATGATCTCCTCGCCCGGGCCGAGGTACTGGTAGTTGTCGCGCTCGCCCACGCGCACCGCGGCGCCGTGCTTGAATTGCATCTGCCGGCGCAGTTCGTCGTAGGCGGCCGTTTGTAGGCCAAACGCAAACGGCCCAAACGCCATCAGGGTGTAACCGGCCATCTCAGCCCTCGTCCGCATACGCGGAGTTCGCCCGCGCCCGCTGTGCTCGTGCGTGATCGTTGAGCGCATCCTGCACGGCGCGCTTGACCTGCGAAGGCTCCGCGCCGCGCGCATCGATGTGCACCTGGTACGTGTTGCCCGCTGCAGTACGCGCGCCCATCGGATCGGTTGCCTGGATGGCACCCTGACCCGTGGCGCCGGGATGGCCGGGCGTGCGGCCGATGGCGTCGGCGACCTGGCGCGCCCGCTCGCGGTCGTTCGGCATGATCCATTCGATCGGCACGCCGCCGGCGGGCGCTGGACTGTTTCCAAAACTGCGCATGCGCGCGATCAGGTCGCGTACGCCCTGCAGCTTGTCCGCGATCCACTCCAGTGTTTTGCGCGCGGCGTCCTCGACGGTCTGCCACATGGTCACGAACCACGCCTTGACCGGCTCCCACTGCGTGACGACCCAGCCGGCGGCGGTGCCGATCGCTTCGCCGAGCCCCACGAACGCCCTCACGGCCATCGTGATGGCGTCGATGACCCCGGCGATGGCGCCGCCGACCAGCGTGCCGAACGCAACACCGTTCTGGCGGGCGGCGTCGAGCTGCTCACTCGTCGCTTGGAACGGTTGCCACAGGTGCGACACCCAGCTCCATACCGTCGCGAGCATCGCTCCCAGCGGCGCGACCACGTCGTGCAGCGCTGCACCGAAGCGCTGAAACGCCGGCCCCACCGTGTGCGCGATGCCCTGACCCAGTCCTTCGAACCACGCGCGGATCGGTCCCCAGTAGCGGTAAACAACAAGCGCGGCGGTGGTGATCAGGGCAACCAGGGCAAGCATTGGTGCGCTCACTCCCATCACTGCGATCGCCGCGGCGCGGGCGCCACCGATCAGCAGCGGAAACAGCCGCGCCAGTCCCACACCGCCCCCGCCGCCGAGCGTGAGGCCGCCCATGCGCAACAGAAAACGCAGCAACGCGAACTGGCCGATCAGGCCACCCAATCCGACCATCAGGCCGCCGATGACGGTGGCGAGCACACCCAGGCTGCCGGCGACCAGCACGATGCCCTTGGCCAGCCTCGGGTGGCTTTGGTTCCAGCTCGTGAGGCCGCGTACGGCGTGGGTGAGCTTCTGCAGTCCGGCGACATACACCGGCAATAATTGCGTGCCCAGCTCGCGGTAGAGATCGGACTTGCGCGCGAGCAGCTCTGCCTCCTGGCCGGCGGCAGTCTGCCGGGCTTCGTCGTAGAGTGCGTTGACGCCGTAGGCTTTCGGTGCCGCGGCCAGGTGTTTGGCGATGTTCGCGCGCTCCAGGTAGAGCGAGGCAAACAAGTCGCCGCCCTTGCGCCCCGAGAACAGCGCATTGATCTTGCTGATGACCTGATTGTCGCTGAGCGTGCCGTTCGGATTGAGCCGCGGCACGACGCGTGTCATCAGGTAGTCGAACGGGTTGGTGCGATACAGCTCACCGTCTTTCAGCGCATCGGGCAGCATCTTGGTGATGTGGCCGGTCTTGCCGTACCTCACTGCGCCGGGATTGAGCAGGCCAAGTTGCGCGAGTTCTTCGGCGGCTTGCTGGGTGCTGCGGCCCGCCGCCCAGTTCTGGTAGGCGGTGGCCAGTCCCGTGCCGGCGCGGTGACCGCCCATCTCCTGCATGGTGTGCAGCATGCCGAAGAAAAACGGCGTGTCATCGAGCTGTTTCGCCGCGATGCCGCCGGTCTTGATCATGTTGAGCAGGTCTTCGGGCTTCACCAGGCCACCGGAGGCGACGTAGGCCTGCGTGGCGAAATCCAGCACCTGCTTCAGCCGCGTCGGATCCTTCGCGGCGCCGCGCAGTTCGGCCACCTTCAAGAGGTCCAGGAACATCGCTTCGGCGTTGGCACCGTGGCCCTCGCCATGGCCGCCGTTGGCCATCACCGTTTCAATGCCGAACTTCATGCGCGCCAGATACGGCGCGACCTGTTCGGATTCGTGCATGTCGCGCAGCACGCTGTAGCTCTCCTTCAAGAGCTTCAGGTTCTCCGTGGCGCTGGTGCCCATGATGTCCATGCCGCGGGCGAAGGTCATCGCATCGCTCACGGTGGCCTCGCCGACGCCCATGGCCCGCAACTGTGCCACCTGGGTCTGAAACGCCTTGGCCTCCTCCATCGCTGGACTGAGCGCGCCCAGCACATGCTGTCCGGTGGCCATCGCGGCTGCGCCGCCCACAGCCAGATGCGTGCCCGTGGCCTGCGTGCGCGACAACGCGGCGCGTGCGGCGCCCATGCGCTGCTGTTGTTGCGTGAGCGTCTGCAACTGCCGCTGCTGCGCGTCCATTTGTTTGGTGGTCGCGGCAACGGCGTCGCGCAACTGGCGCTCGTGCTGCGCCAGGTTGCGCGTGTGCATGCCGGCCGCGGCCAACCCTTCGCGCATCTGCTGCAAGCGGCGCGTCTGCGCCTGGTACTGCCGGCCGAGCGTATCGGCCTGACGTTTGGCCGCGTCGAACTCACGCCGCTGCGCACGGGTCGGCGCTGTCGTGGCCGCGATGGCTTTACCGAGCTCCGTGGCGCGCGTACGCGCCGCGTGCATCTGCGCGGCCAACTGCTGCGTGCCGGCCTTCAGCTCACGAAAACCTTTGAGATCCGCTTGCGCCTTCTCCAGTTCCTTCAGGCGCTGGCGGGTGTCGCGCAGCGCCTTGGAGGTCGCCGACGAACTGCCGGCGATGGCCCGTAGCGGTGCGGTGGCCCGATCGATGGCACTCAACAGCACGCTTAGTTTGAGATCCATCACTCCTCCACACCGTTGCGAAGGCGCGCCTGCTCGCGCCAGTCCATCAGTTCGGTCACCTCCATGGCATCCATCACCGGCGGCGCCCAATGGAACACCACCGCGATGTCGGCCATCGCGTCCTCTACGCGGGCGGGAAGCCCTCGCGGCTCGCTCGCGTCAACAAAAAACCGGACACCTCCACTCCGAACTGGGTCAGATCCGCCGGATCCAGGTTCGCCACCTCCATCTTGGTCAGCGTGGGCTGCGTGATGCGCGGCAGGACGATTTCCAGCGCGGCGACGTCCATGTGCAGCAGGTTCACCAACTGCGTGCCGCGCAGTTCGCCGGACTTGGGTTTGCGCACGGTGACCTGGGTGATGGTTTGCGTGCCGCGCTCGATGGGTTCTTCGAGCATGATGGTGGCGGCGGTCTTGCGTTCGGTCATGATGGATTCCTTTGCGATGGCTTGCCCACAGAGTGGTGGCGGGGGCTAAATGAGGGTCGTGATTGCGAAAGGGATTGCAATTTTCTGGTCGTGATTTCAGTTTTTGGTGGGCAGATTCCCGCTCACTTAAAACCAAGAGGAGTTATGAAATTTTTAGCGATCAATCTTGAAAGCGACCCATATTTCATGCCGATTTGCTCATATTTGAGTAGCCCACATCACACGCGGCAGGAAACGGAAGAGCTGTATTGGAGTGTCACGCACAAGTTGCGGCAAGCGTTTGCGGCTCCCGAGAGCGATTGGTGTTTTGGAGCCACGCAAATGGGGTTGTCGATTTCTGAGCTGAAGATCATCGTCTTTGCCGCCCTGGTGGCTGTTCGTGGAGCTTTGTCCGATATCTATGCTTACCAGTGACCCATGGCCGCGCGCTGCGCGGCGAGCATGTCGACGCCATCGACGAGGAAGAGATGGTTGATCACGTCGATCTCGAACAGCACGCGGCCATCGACGCTTTCCTTGTAGTAGACCAGCGGCATGGTGAACTTGGTTTCGGACGATTCACCGGCCTTGGCCTCGCCGCGGTCGATCTCGCTGTAGCGCCCGCGGGCGACGATTTCCACCGCCTGATAGAAGCCGGTGTCCTCGGCCTGGTAGGCGCCGGCCCAGCGCAGCTGCACGGCGCCCACGGACGTCGCGCCGAATTGGCGCAGGGCGCTGCGCAGATAACCGGCGGCGGCGAAGGACAGCTCCAACGCTTCGCCGCCCATGTCCACCTTGATGGACGCATCCAAGCCGCCGGGGCGGATCTCTTCCATTTTGCGTGCGAGCTTGGGGAGCGTCAGGCTGTTGACCTGGCCGATGAACGATTCGCCGTTCTGGAAGGTGTCGAAGTTCTTGAGCTTTCTGGGCAAACCCATGGTGGTATCCTCGAAGGCGTAACGGGGAAGCCGGGGCATGCCGGCGGCGGTGGCCGCCGGCATGTGTTTAGGCGTTATTGGTGGCGGTGATCGCGGTCATCAGGTCCGCGATGTACGTGTCGGTGAAGGTCTGCCGCAGCGTGAGGTCTTCCATCGGCGGCACCGGCGTGAAGTCGTAGGAGAGTTTCAACTTGCCCACCTTCACGTTGCTGGTGTCGTTGAGCGACGGGTCGAACCAGCAGTGCGCACCGAGCAGGAACCCTTGGCGTGTCAGGTCGCGCAGCTTGGCGTTGATCGCTTCGACCAGATCGCGCACCAGGCTCGCATGCATCGGCTTGTCGCTGTACTCGAACACGCCCTCGCCGATCGTGGCGGCGACGATCTGTGCGCTGCGCGTGTAGTTCTCGAAGAGATACTCGCCGTCGTCGCAGGTGCGCGAGCCCCAGAAGCGGAACCCGTTGCGGTTGATGAGGGTGGTGATGCCCGCTTCGTTCAAGAGATCGGCATCGGTGCCTTCGGTGAGGTAGTCGAAGTACACGTCGGCGCTGATGCCGGTCACGCCATTCACCGGCACGTTGGACAGCACCTTGTGCCAGCCGGTGGTCTGGTCGATCGATGCGCGCAGGCCCAACGCGATGGCGATGGTCTGCGCCGTCATGGTCGCCTTGGTGGCGGTGTCGAAGCGTTGGAAGTCCGGCCAGACCAGCATCAGCTCGCGTGCACTGAATTGCTTGCGATAGGCCACCGCATCCGTAAGCGTGGCGCAGCCGTGGCAGGCCACGTAGGCGAAGGCACCCAGCCGCTTGGCGGTGATGGCGATCTCCTGCGCCACCTCCGGCGTGTCCAGGCCGGGCGCACCGATCAGGCGCGGACGTAGACCTAAGCGCGCCTCGGCGGTGAGCAGGGCCTTCAAGCCCGTGTAACGCCCTTGCGCCGTCGTGGTGCCGATCACGTTGGCGCTGGTCGTGCTGTCATCGGTGCCGTCGGCCACGCGCACCACGATCACCGGGCAGCGCACCTGGTTGTCGATGTCCTGCAAGGCTTTGGCGAGCGTGCCCTTGATGCCGGCCTTGGCGATACCGTCCTTGGCCTGCGTCAAGAGCACCGGCGTATCGAGCGGAAACACATTGGCGTCGGCATCGGTCGCGGTGACGACCAGGCCGATGACGGCGGCGGAGACGGTCTTGAGGGTAAGCGGCGCATCGGTGGTTTCCTCGATCCGCGCACCGTGGTGGTAAGCCGTGGACATGCGTTAAACCTCGTCGGGAGTAGGGGGAGCGGTGAGCGCCTCGGCGGGCGGGACCACGCCGAGGTCGGTGATGACGTGGTGCGCGCCATCGGCGGTCCAGTACGACACGCCGCGGTAGTCGGGAACGATGTCCCAGCCGTCGTGCTGCGCGTTCCACTGCGGCGCCTGGTGCGTACTGACGGAGGGCGGTGCGATCGTCGTCAGCGTGTCGGGCAGCGGTTCGCGCGGTGCCGGACTCGCCGCGCGCTGGCCGGTCGCTTTCGTCCACACCGGTGTGCGGCTGTAGTCGGGAAGCGGACGCCACGCGCGTGCGTCGCTGTCCCACACGTTCGTCAGCGGGGTGTCGTGACGGTGCACCGGCGGCGCTTCCGCGGTGGCGCCCTCGGGCACACGCTCGCCGAGGGCAAGGGTGTTGGTGATCGGCGTACAGGTGGCCGTCTCCCACAGCATGACGCGGCGAAAATCCGGGACGACCTCCCACGCGCTGCCGTCGGCGTTGAGCCGCGCGCGTTCGTTCGCGCCAAGGGGCTCGGGCGGCGCGATAGCCACGACGTTGCGCGGCAGGAAGTAGGTCGCTTCCAGGGGCGAGAGAAACACCTCCACGCGACCTAGGTATTCGCGCGTGGTCTCATCGAAGCTGTAGGCGTCTTTCGACGCGGGTAGTGATGCGGTGTCGGTCTCGGACATCGTGGAGGCCTGCTCAGTAAGCGATGAAATGGAACATGTGCGTGCCGGCGGCGAGGTTGTCGTTGCCACCGGCCGCGGCGACGGTGATCGTGTGGCTGTGGCTGCCGCCGTTGGCCAGCGTCAGGCCGTGGGTGTGATCGCCCACGGCCGCAATCGAGATGGTGTGCGTGTGGTTGCCGGCGCCGTTCATGCCAATGGCGTGGCCGTGGTTGCCCTGCCAGTCGGTACCGAAGTTGTGCGCGTGGTTGCCCGCATCGTTGGTTTGGCGCTGCATGTTACGGAACGCGGGACCGCCGCCACCCACATAGTTGGAGCCCGTGCCGTCGCCGAACAGGCTGTTGAGCGTCACGTGCGAGTGCTGGCCTTGCGCATCGGTGGAACCGCTGTGTGCGTGATTGCCCTGGCCATCGGTCCACGCCGCATGCGCGTGATCGCCCACGCCGCTCGCGCTCGCACCGTGGCTGTGGCCGCCGCCGGCGGTCAGGGTGACGCTGTGGCCGTGATCGCCGGCCGCCACGCTGCTCGCGCCGTGCGTATGCGTGAGCAGGGCGCCCGCGCTGTAGGTGCCGATCTTGCTCGCATCCACGGTCGCCTTGATCACCGTGCCTTCGCCCAGGCGCGGCACGTTGAAGGTGGTGACGCCGTCCCCGGCGCCGTAGATGGTACCGATGGCGGCGAAGAGGTCCGCGTACTGCGTGCGCGAGATCGCCGCGCCGTTGCAGAGCAAGGTGTAGGGCGGCGCCTGCTGACCGGCCGTGACGATGATCTGGCCGGGCACATACCGTGCGCGCGCATCGAGCTTGGCGGCGAGCAGCGCGACCAGGCCCGTCACCTCGTCCATCGCGTGCGTGTGCTTGGCCGGCGGAAAGGTCGGGCCGATGGCGGCGAGGAACTCGCTGCCGGTGGCGAGGGCCAGCAAGCGCTTGGTGTAATCGGAAGGGGCATTGACGCCCAGGCGCGCATTCAACGCAGCGAGCAGGTTGGCCGAGGTCAGCGCCTTCTGCGTGTCGCGCCCGACCTTGGCCTCCTCGTCGCTGGCGAGCTTCACCACGCCAAGCGTGTCGGGTGTCGCCGCCGGATTGACGAAGCTGGTGTCGCCGAACGTGATCTGGCCGGCCGAGAGCGAGGCGAACTGCACATCGCAGGCAAGCAGCATCACCGCGCCGGCGGATTTCTCCACGATCACCTCGGCCTGGCCGTAGGAGGCGAACAGCGTGCCGTCGGCCAGGTAAAAGCCGAAGCCGCGCACGCTGTAGACGTCCTTGCTTGCGTCGCTGAGCGTGACGTGGATCGTGTCGGCTGCGGTCGCGCCGCCGGCGATCGCGGCGATGCGTTTGATTTCGTCCGGGACGGGCTGGCCGGACGTGAATGCGGTGGCGGTCACCGTGGCATAAGCGATGCGCACGGCGTTGGTGCCATCGCCGGCGGCATTGCGCAAGGCGGCGCGGCCGGCATCGGTGATGGCGAACAGCAAAGCGGCCACGTCAGACGGCTCCTGCGACTTGGAGGTGCGCATACGCGACCGCGCGGCCGGCGGCGAGAACGCCCACGGTTGCGCGGGCGTTGAGCCCTTGGGTAAAGGTGAAGTGGTCGCGCGCGGATTTGGTGCGCGTGACTTCGGCGATGACGTCGTCGACGAATGCGGCGGAGGTGTCTTGTTCCACGCTGTCGGTCAGCGTCAGCGTGAGCTGAAACGTAAAGGGCTCGCCCGGCGGTTCCTGTTCGAACCAGGGACGCACCACCACATGACCGCCGAAGGAGGCGACGACGTCTTCGACTGATTGCGCGGTGCCTTGCTGCCGGGCGATGGCGATCGCGTGACGCACACGCATGCGCTTCACGGCTTCGGACCAGTACGGCTTCCAACTGCGCACGCCCAAGGACCAGGCAAGCCAGGGCAGAAAGGCCGCGGGGATCGTGTCGGGGTTAGCGAGCGTCGCCAGCGGCGTGGCGAAGCCGAGCAACTCGCGGCTCACCTGCACGAAGGCGCGCTCCATCGGCGTGGCGTTGGGCGGCACGAGCTCAGTCACCGACGCCTCCGGATTGGATATCCACCGCCGTGCAGTAGCCGGCCTCGGTGTCGCTCACGACGAGCGTCGTGGCCGGGGAAAGGTCGAGCACGTCTTCGACGCCCGGTACCTTGAGCGCGGCGTACAACCCCGACAACGTGATGTTGCGGCCGATGCGGCGCGACTCGGCGAGGTACGTCGCGAGGCTCGCTTTGGCAGTGCTGAGCACCACGTCGGAGTCCGGGCCGGCAAAGAACGCGAGGCGCGCCGCTACACGGAACGGTCGAATCGCCACCGGCTGCACGATCACCTTGTCGGTGAGCAAGCGGCGCGTTTTGACGGTGAGGTACTCGGTGACGGTGTGCAGCAGTTCGGGCGAGGGCGTGCCATCGCCGTCGCGCGCCATGACGGACACCACCACCGTGCCCGGTTCCGGGCTGGTGACTTTGGCATCGAGCACCTGACCGGAGGCACTGCGCGCTAGAAACTCATAGGCATCCGCCGGGCCGGCGGTGGAGTAGCCCGACGGGGCGAGCTGGCAGCGATAGAGAAGATCGTCGTCGCTCTCGTACACCGCGTCGATACCTTGGTCGGGAATCGCTGGGCGGATGAGCAAGCGCTGCACGCCGAGACTCGCCGCCCAGTTGTCGAGGTCTTTGCCGCGTGCGGTGGGAAGAAAGCACGCGCGCGCATCGTCGTTCTTCTTCTGCCGTTCCTGCAGCACGAGGTAGGCGAGCACCTGCAGGGCTTTGCGGATCGGGTCGGATTCGACGGTGGCGGTGTAGGCAGGCCACAGTTCGCGCATGCGGCGTTCGGCCATCGCGAGCAGCGTCTCGTAGTCGAGGCGTTCGACGACATCCGGCAGCGGCAGCTGGTTGAGCTGGATCGTGTCGGTCATGCGCGCACCGCGAACGTGAGCGGGACCGATAGATCGAGCGGCTTGCCGGTATCGGTACGCGTGCCGGTAAGATCCAGCACCCAGCGGCCACGCAACGCATCGACGGCAGACAGCGCGACGCGTGTCAGCGTCAGGCGCGGTTCCCAGCGCATCAGCGCGGTGGCGGTCGCGGCGTAAAGCTGCACGCGGGTGGCGGCGTTGCCGGGCGCATCGATCAGGTCCGGCAGGCGGCTGCCGTAGTCGCGCCGCATCACGCGCGTGCCCACGGGCGTGGCAAGGATGTCGGCGATCGATTGCGCCAGGTGCGCATCGCCGCTCAGCGCGCGGCCGGTGCGTGCGTCCATGCCCATCATGGCAGGGGCTTTCCGCTGATCCCGCCGCCGGGCTGCACGTTGGCGTGCGGGTGGTTCGTCAGGCTGATGGCGCCGGCCTTGACGTCGGCATCGCTGGTGATGGCCTGGCTCGCATGCACGGTTTGCGCGAAGGTCGCCGCTTGCGAGACACTGAGTTCGCCGTCGATGGTCACGTGGCCGGTGAGGGTGATACCACCCGGCGCCGTCACCGCCACGCGGCCTTCGGCGGGTAGCGTGGCCCTGAACACATGGGTCGCCTGGTCATACAGCACCACCGCGCCATCGCCGAAGGCCATTACGACGGTGTCGGCATGTGCCTCACTGGGTACATCGAAGGCATCGCAGAAGATGCCGCCGATGGCGACGCCAGCGCCGACGTCGCCATTGGGCGAGAGCACCATCACTTGCTCACCGATATCGGGCGGCGCCCACGTCTTGGTGGTGCCGGCGCGCGTGGCGAGCCACGGAAGCGGGCGCGTGAGCAAGCCGCCGAGTTTGACCTGCACGCGCTTGCCGGCAACGGCGTGTACCGTGCCGAAGCGGATCAGGTTGGCGAGTTGGCGCGGGATGTCATCGGACATGCCCATCATGCTGCGGGCATGCGTGAACGCGCGCAGCTACGGTGCGTTCTGGATCATGCCGCCCAGAACACACCAGGATGCCGGGGCGACCGGCGCCACCGCTCCGTCAACAGAGGACGATGATGTCCATGTCGGATTCCTCGTCGTAGTCCATTTCCCAGCAGCCTTTGCGCACGCCTTCTTCCACCGCCTCTTGCAGCGATAGCAACTTCAACGGCCAGGTGCCCGTCCTTTCCTTGTAGATCACGCGAAGGCGGTGGAGGGAGATGATGCGATGACCGGTGGTTTCGGAGTAATCCGCGTTGCTTTTCACCAGGTCTTCGACCACATGAAAAAACGTGTCTGTTTCCATAATGACCTCTTCCGTCGTGGGTCTCCATCGCAAGGGTGGAGACGTTGGTCATGCACGTGTTTCGGGGCGTGATCCTGCGTTGCCTGATGTAAGTTAGTTGTGAATCTGGCGTGATGGACCCGCTTTCCGGTCATGCGCACCGAACGGATGCGCGCAGGGAAAGCTCAGCCCCACCGCCTCGGTGTGACCGTCACTCAATTTCCGTTCGGTGCGCAACTTAATGAACATGGCCCTTTTCGGCGGATCGCACTGCTAGTCGTGTGGGGTTCCACCGGTGCCTGCTTAAACCATACTTTCACCGAGCAGATGAGTCTTGGCGACTATTTAAAAACGACAATGGCGAGACCACTTTCGTGATCGACGACCAGCGCCCAGAGACCTTTGCGAGCGCCTTCGTCGAGCATTTCCTCCACGGAGGGAAGGCCCGGTGGGAGTTCTTCTGCGTAAAGTTGCAAGGACAGTTTGAGATGCGCTACGGAGATCGTCCAGGCGTCCTTGGCATGCGAGTACATCGAGAAATTCCGTATAGTCCGCTCGATCAGGTGTAAATAATCCTGCCTATCCATGCCGCCGACCTGCTGAAAATCGCGCCGTCACAGGCGCAGGATGACCGTGGCAAGAGTGCTACTAGAGGAAACAGCCTGGCGCCGATTTATCTGCCATGACTGTTACTTCATTACGAGAGTGTCGGTTTTGAAATGGTCGCCAATATCTCTTGTCCAAAATCCGCGGCGCTCCCCCTCTTGAAAGGCATCTTCGGGCGAAGCCAGTTCGGAGGGCCACCGATTCGAGTATTCAAGGAATAGGATTTCCGCTTCCAGACCGGAGATTTCCCAAGCCTTGCGAGCGACCGAATAGGTGCAACGCGCTCGGAGCGCCTGCACGATGAAACGAAAATAGTCATCCAAGGTCATGGCATCGTCGCTCGCAAATAGCCGTGGCGTGGTGACTGTTTCTTGTGCAAGGATCAAGGGTTCTGACTTATCTCTCGCTCCCATGTTGAGGGATATATCGCCACAGCGCCAGTGACGCATTGATCCAGATCAATGAGGAGTGACGTGAAGGGCGCCAGGGGAGGCCGCCTAGACCCTCGCTGGCATGATGCGCTGCGGAAGTTGCGCGTGCTGCGGCTTTGCAAGGAGGAGGAGAACATCGGTGGCATCCATGGACCGATCCAACTGCCACAGTCCCTCGCGCGCCCCATCCGCAATGGCGTCATGGATCAACGGCAGATCGTGGGGAGCGAGCTTGATGTATCGCCTGTAGACAGCCATGAGTTCGGTGACAGAAATCGTCCAGGCATCGTGCCATCTCGAATATGTGGCGTTCATCACCGCCAGTCGTGCGATGAGGCCACGGAAGGTTTTCCGATCCATTGCCGTACCAAAGTCAACCACCAAGCAAACCGGTGGGGGAGCATGGGTCTCTTCACGTGGTAGTAGCGTGTTATGCGTGTGAAAACCTAGCAAAGGACAACCATAACTTCATCGCTGTCCTTGTCGTACTGCATGGTCCACAGGCCATCGCGGGCACCCATTTGAAGGGCGTCATCCAGGTCCAATTGGTGTGACAGGTCGCCCGGTTCACCGCGTACGATACGATCGTAAACCGCCGAGAGATGGGTTAAGGAAATCGTGCACGCCTTCTGGCTGTCCGAATAGGTCGCGTTCGCTTCGATGAAATAGGCAACGATACGAAGGTGTAGTTTCGGGTCCATGGCCGGTGAGTATGAGGCCATGGCCTTAACTGGCCCCGTATTTGTTTTATTCGACGCTTTTGTCGTTCAAGTAGTCGAGGAGACGATGGAGGATTTTTTGACGCTCGTTTGACGTGAACCCCAGCAGCGGTCGCGCGGGATATCTCACTGTCGGTCCACCGGATGTGACGCGATCCATGCCGCCTTCCTGATGCACACGCGCCAGGCGCGCGACGCGTCCGAAGAAGCCGACCTCGGCACCGTCGTTCGTCACATTGATTTTTAGCCATCGCGCCGTGCGCAGTTTGACGAACATGGCATCTTTCTTCCGACGGTGGGCGCCACGCTTGTTACGCAGTGAGGTCGTGCGTCGTTTGCGTGCCACATACGTCGTGCCGTCCGGCGCGATCTGCGCGGCGATGCGTTGCTGCTGCGAGCGGCGAAGGTCGAGCGCGATGGTACGCGCGAGCTGTCGGCGCTGTGCGGGTGCAAGCTTGGCCAGCCATGGCGCCGCCCACAGCTCGAGCTGGGTCAGGTCGTCGACCACTGCCACGTGCTTGTGGGATCGGCCGGTGGTTCGGCCGGGTGCTCGAACGTACCGCCGTCGCCTGCGTACACCGCTTCGGTCAGATCGATTTCGATCGATACGTCGGCCAGCTCCGACGTCATCAATTCGCATTCGAAACGAATGCCGCGCTCCGCTTGCGCCGGGTTCTTGAGCATGTCCGGCTGCTCGACCGCCACCCACGCAATCACGGCCTTGGCGAGCGCATCCATGTCGCCGGCAAAGTCCTGCACGATCGCGGTGAGCTGGTAGCTGTACTGCCAGCCCGCGCCGTCGGTAGCTGTTGCCACGAGCTTGCCTTTCTCCACGAAAATCGACAGACGCTGCGGATCGCCGGCCAGCTCCGGCAACGCGGCCAGCAGCGCGGTACGAAAGCGTCCCGGCTTGTTCATGGCGGTGTGCGGCTTGCACGGGTCGTCGCCTCCAGCCGATCGAGCACCGCGTTCAATTGCTCGCGGATTTGAAGGCAGGTGCCGTAGTTGGCGGCGACGACGCCGGCGGCTTCAGAGGCCGTAACGTCGGAGGCCGTCGCATCAGTAGCTCCGGCAGGGCCGGGCAGGTCACTCGTGGCGGCGGCGTCGTGCACGCGGACAAAGCCGCGAGGCAAAGGAAAAGCGCGATCGGTCGCAGGCGTAACATAGGTCGGGATCTCCTGGTGCAGCGTGTGCGTGGTGTCGTGAATCACGCGCACGCGGTCCACGTACTTCGTGACGATCTTGACGTCGAGGCGGGCGGTGGAGGCCTCGAACAGCGCGGCCCAGGTGTCGGCTTGCGCGCGGGCCAACCGTGAGGACAACGCCGCCGTGTGGTGCCGCTGCGAGGCGATCACGGCCAGCGCGGCGAGCAGCAGCATGCCAAGCAGACTGGCGAGCGGTTTCAGCAGCGGGTTCATGCAGCGTCTGCCTCCGCTGGCTGGAGAACGCCTTCCATGCGACAGCGCGCGATCTCGCAATGGACGCCGTCGAGCTCCGCGCCAAGGAAGCGGCGTCCTTCCATCAGTGCGGCGACGCCGGTGGTGCCGCTGCCGGCGAACGGGTCCAGGATCACGCCGCCCGGTGGGCACACGCGCACGATGGCGCGCATCAGGTCCGTGGGCTTGCCGGTGACGTGGTGCTTGTCCTTCTGACGGATCGATTCGACGTGGTAGCCGGGCAGGTAGCCGACCGCTTCGCGCGGCGGCATGTCGCCCTTGCTGCCCCAGACCGCGTATTCGGCGCCATTGCGGAAACGGCCTGGCCCGCTCGGCCGGCCGGCGGGTTTGAGCCACGGCACGATGCCGCGCCAGGTCGCGCCGGCGGTCTGCAGTGCATCCGTGGTGCTGGGCAGCTGCCGCCAGTCGGTGAAAAGCACCACCGGCGCACCGGGCTTGGCCACGCGCAAGGCCTCGGAAAGCCACAACGTCACCCACAGCGTCCAGCTGCGCTGATCGCGGTTGTCGCCGCTGAAGCTGTGGTACGGGCGCTGCGTGCCGGTCTGCACGTATTTCTTGACCGGCGACTGTTGGCGTTGCGTCATGTGCAAGCCACCGGAACTGTAGGGTGGATCGGTGATGATCGCGTCGACCGACGCATCGGGAAGCGTGCGAAGAAAACTCAGCGCTTCACCCTGGTGCAACTGAAACAAGGACACGGTTCTACATCTCCACACGGTTGAGCACCCAGCCCAAGAGGTATTTGCGCTGGGACGGTTGGGCTTCGGTGAGTTCCAGATAGCGCGTCGCCTGCACGCCGTTGAGGCCACGCAGCAGCGCGGTAATGCCCTGCGGCCCCCGCCAGCGCAGGAAGGCGCGCAGCGCATCGAGCGTGACGGCGCCGAGGCGGCCATCCACATGCAGGTCGCCGTAGCGGCTGCCGGTGTCGTTGAAGCCATTGAGCCAGCGCTGCAGGAAGGTCGTGGCGACGGCCGTGCCCATGTTGACGCCCGTATCGATCAGCTCCGCGCCGATGTTCGGTTCGATCGCGACCACGTCGGCGAAGCGCGGCTCGTCCACGTAGCGTTTGCGGTAAATCGCACGCGCGATCGTCTCGGGCAGGTCTTTCATCGCACCCGTGTAGCCATAGGCGCGCGCGGCCGCGAGGGTGATGCCCCACTTGGTTTCCTTGCCGGGATCCATCGGATCGTTGGTATACGCATCCCAGCCTTCGGCCTTCATCACGGCGGTGATGAGCTGCTCGATGCGTTGCTCGGGAAACGGGATCATCGCGTATCCCTCCGCCCAATCCGTGCGAGCCAGGCCCGCGGCGCCCGCACGACATGCGCGAGGTTGCCGCGATGGATCAGCACGAGGATGGCGATCACCGCAGTGAGCAGGGCTTCCAGTGGTCCCGGGGGTGGCCGAATACCGACCACGAGCTTCACCGCCGTGGCGGTGCACGCCACGATGAGGAGCCAGGCCATCCACGCCACCCCGTGGCGATGGCGCGAAGCACCGCGGCGAAAGGTCAGCAAGCGCCCCACGATGACGGTGCAGGCCACGCACTGCACGAGCGGCCAGAGGCCGACCGGAACAAACGGCAGCGACATGATCAGTCTCCTTTGCGAAACAAGGTGGCGAGGTCGAACGCCTTGGCGCGCTCGATCAGTTGCACGGTGAGCGTCACCACGAGCGCGCCGGCCAGGAACGCGGCGATGGCCGTGCTCGTGAGCGGCAGGTGTGCGATCACCTCCGGTGCGGCGAGATAACCGACCACCGTGCTGATGACGAGATAGATCACGCGGCGAACGAGGGGCAGGTCGCGTGAGCTGGTGACGAAGAGCGCGGCGCCCGCCACCGCACCGACCAGCGCGTTGCCATCGACGCCGGGCAGAAGCGCGGTGGTGGCGGTGGCGGTGCCCAGCACGGTGGACGTGGTCAGCGTGGCAATCGTGGGTTCGGACATCGTCAATCCCATAGCTGGATCGTGGACAGCACCCGCGTGCCCACGTCCTGGGCGTCGGGCAGCACCACCGGCGTGCCCATCGGCAGCACCGGACCGAGTGCGGCGAGGCCGCGGTTCATGTCGTAGACCGTCTCGACCACACCGGCGGTGGTGCCGAACACGCGCCAACAGATCGCGTCGACCGTGTCGCTCTGCTGCGCGTAGACGGTTTGCGTCATCAGAGCAGCTCCACCACGTTGCGCGGCCGGCCGAGAATGTCGGCCACCGCCCAGCGCGCATTGCGCCGGAAATCGTCGGCGGAGTCGGCTTCACCTTGGGCGCGATAGTCGCCGGCACGGGTGTTGTCCCAGTCGCGGTACTTCTCGGCGATATCGGCCTGCACCGTGCTGGCCACGGCACGCAGGTAGCGATGCACCAGGGCGCTCGCGCCGGCGAGCGTGTCGCCCACATCCGCAGCGCTGTCCCAACCTTCGCCGATGCGCGCGGCCTTGTAGGTCGCGAGCTGCGTATTGACGTCGAGGATCGCCTCGATCGTGCTCGCACGCAGCCGCTCGGCGGTGACGTTGCCGGTCAGGCGGGTGGACGCGCGCAGCATGGCGAGATCCACATCGGGCCAGAAGCCATCGTTGGCGATGACGCCGTCACTGGTCGAGGGTGGTGAAACGGTACCGCCGTTGGCGATCACACTGCCCATGGGTGTCCTTTCAAAAAAAATCCGGCGGTGGACGGGTGGGTCACGGAGCGCTAAGCGCAGTTCACCACCCGTGCCGCCGGGGCGCCGGGGGGAGGCTCAGGGGCCGCGCGAACGCGGCGAGGGGTGGCCGGCCGACGGGCCGGAGTCCAGTTGACGCAGTCGGCGCTCCACCTGCTCGATGTCTTTTTTTGCACCGACCTTGTCGTGCAACTCCACCGCACGGCGCAGGTGGACCAATGCGCGTTGCGGGACGTGCTCGGCCTGGTGTCGCCCGATGGCAAAGTGCAACTTGGCGCGTACCTGGTCGGGCATGTCGCGCGCCGCGGTGAGCGCCAGGATGGTTTCCAGCACGTCGACGTCAAACGGCTTGCCGGCATCGTAGGCCTTCAACGCTTGCACCGCCGGCTCTTCCGCAATGAGCGTGGCCGGCGTGCGCTCGAAGCGATCGGGGAGCGAGAGGTTGTGGTCGAGCACGTAGCGCGCGACATCAAGTGCCCCGGCGTAATCGCCGATGTCGATGCGCCAGGTCAGCACATAGCCGAGCACGTCGTCCTGCACGCCCTGACCGCTGGCGAGCACGCCGGCGACGTAGTCGGCGTAGTCATCGAGGATCTCGCGCTTGATCGCAATCTTGCGTTCGACCGACTGCACCTGGTGCAACCGGCGACGGTCGGCATCGAGCTTGGCACGCATCAGGCGATGCGCGCGGGAGGTGGCGTCGTCCACCACCGCACCGGGCGCCGCCTGCGCGGTCGCCCGGGCCGCTTCCACACGCATCAGGTGCGCTTGGGCGGGAGAGAGCGTCATGGCTACAGCGCACCGCCAGGCGTGGTCGACCAGTTGCCGAGTACGATGTTCTCGATCAGTACCGCGCCCTGCAGGCGTTCGACCACATACGCGTCGTTGCTCGACTGGTAATCGGCCACACGGTCGTAGTCGGGCTCATCACGCAGCAGGCGGCGGCGTGCACCGGCCTGGTAGTAGATCGAGAGATTGTCCGGGCGGGTGATCAGGAGCTTGTCGCCGGGAAAATAGGGAAGACCCAAGCCCTGCAGGCCGCCCATGGTCTTCTGGCTCACCAGGATTTGCGTGGCCAGCTCATCGGTCGCGCGCTGCGTCTGGTTGATCTTCGGGAAGTACTTGTCGTGCATCAGCTTGCGGCCCACGTGGACGCGAAGGCCCGTGTCTTCCTGGAACCACGGCGCCAACAGGAGGAGCGCGTCGTAGACCAGGGCGTCGAGGTTTTCGTAGTCGCCACCGGGGCCGACACGCACCTGCTTGCTGCCCGCCTTGGCCTCGCTCATCACCTGCGCCGGAGCTTGCTCGCGCAGGATTTGCAGCCAGCCCTTGTTGACGTCTTGCAGCAGCGGGTTCTTGCCGATGTCGGTGTCGTCGGCCACGCTGGTGCCATTCCAGCCGATCATCAAGCGATCCAGCGCCTGCTGCTTGACCAGCATGGTGGAGAGGCGCGTCTGAAAATCCGGGAACTTTGCCCACGCATCGAGCGTGGCGTAGGGGAAGGAGGTGTCGAAGTTGGTCTGGTAACAGGTGTAGGGCTGTGCATCCATGTCGCCCAGATAGCGCGGCGTGCGCTTCTTGTTGTCGGAGGTCTTGGTGCGGCTCGCGACCGGACCGGAGACGCCCAGATGCAGCTTCTCGCCACTCTTTTCGGTGACGGGGTGCACGTTGACCATCGCCAGGTAGTCGCTCGACTCCTGGATGCGGTTTTCCATCGTCTGCTGCACGGACGGCTGGACGTCGAATTTCTCCGACGCGCTGGCCACGCCATTGAGCTTGGCCACCTGGGTGGCGAGGGCATGGAACTTGACGCGGGTGTCGTTCTTCATGGGTGTCCTTGTGGGAAGCGGGGAAGGCGAGACGCGTGGGGCTTAGAAGTCGGTGAGCGCGTCGTCGGTGCCGGTGGCGAGCGGGCGCGTGGCCGTCGAGGCGGGCGTGGTGTTGAACGCCTGCTCCAGTGCCGCGAGGCGCGTCGTTATGTCCGCGAGCTGCTGACTACGCGCCTTGATCTCGGTATCCACCTGCTCGAACTGACGTGCGGTCTGCGCGCTCTGTGCTTCGCCGTGTTCGGCGACTTCTTCCAGCGCGGCTTCGATGTCCGAGAAACGCGCCTCGTCACTCACGCTCTTGCGTGCGAACAGCTCGCGGATCTTCGCGAGCACGCCCGACTTGGCTTCGGGTTCGTCCACAAACTCGATCACCGTTTCGACGGCGGCGGAGAAATGGTTGTCCGGATGCAGCTTGCGTGCGGCGAACGGATTGGCGTCCGGGTTGGAGGCGGCGAACTGCAGCATCTCGGTACCGAGGCTGGCCGGGTTGTCGGTAACGGCCAGGCCCACCAGGTATGCCTTGCCGGTATCGGCGAACTTCGGGTTCACTTCGATGGAACTGAAGACTTTCTGCCCGCGCTTGGTCATCGCGACCAGGTCATCGGTGGGGGTGATTTCGGCGAACAGTTCCAGCTTGCCCTCGGCGTTCTGCGACTGAGAGAGCGCATCCACAAAGCCGTAGTTGCGGAACGGGCCATCGGGCAGCACGCCACGGATGTGTTCGAGGTTGATCGTGGCGCGGTACTTGGCCGGGTCGTAGTGCTCGGCCATCTGCGCGATCCATTCGCGCTGAATGGTGCGGCCGTCGACCGTGGCGCCTTCGGTCGCAATGCGGAACTTCTTGGATTTCTTGGCCATGCAACGAGCCTCGGTGACGTGGGGGCGGGAATAGGTCGCCAGCATCGATAGCGCCGCACGCAGCGGCAACGCGGCGCGGTTCTGTACCTCACGCATAAGAACAACGCGCGGCCCAGTGCACGCACGGGCGTCCCTACGCTGTCGGCCATGCTCATGCCTGCCGTCGCCACCGATCCGCGCACCGTTGCCCGCAGCCTGTATTTCCAAGGCTGGAGCGTGACGGCGATCGCCGAGTACATCAGCCAGGCGCGCTCGACGGTGGAATCCTGGAAGCAGCGCGACGGCTGGGCCGGTGCGAAACCGATCGATCGCGTGGATGCGGTGCTGGAAGCACGCCTCTGCCAGTTGATTGCGAAGGATCACAAGGACGCGCACGACTTCAAGGAGATCGATCTTTTGATGCGCCAGGTCGCGCAGATCGCGCGCGTGCATCGCTACGAAGCGCCGGGCGGTCATGAAGGCCACCTCAACCCAAAGGTGGCCCACCGCAACGCCGGTCCGAAAAAGAAGCCGCTCAAGAACGACTACAGCCCCGAGCAGGCGACGCGGCTACATGAAGCCTTCATGGATTCGTTGTTCGCGTATCAGCGCCAGTGGCACGAAGCCGGGCTTGCGCAGCGCATCCGCAACATCCTGAAATCGCGCCAGATCGGTGCGACCTGGTATTTCGCGCGCGAGGCGCTGGACGATGCGATCGTCACAGATCGCAATCAGATTTTCCTGTCGGCCAGCCGCGCGCAGGCCGATGTATTCCGGCAGTACCTCACGCAGTTTGCGAAGGAGGCGGCCGAGATCGAGCTCAAGGGCGATCCGATCATCCTGCCCAACGATGCGTCGCTGTATTTCCTCGGCACGAACGCGCGCACCGCGCAGAGCTACCACGGCAATCTCTACTTCGACGAATACTTCTGGGTGTACGGCTTCCAGACGCTGCGCAAAGTTGCTTCGGGCATGGCCATCCACAAGAAGTGGCGGCAGACGTATTTCTCCACGCCCTCCGCGTTGAGCCATGACGCGTACCCCTTCTGGTCGGGGGCGCTGTTCAACAAGGGTAGGGCGAAAGCCGATCGCATCGAACTCGACATCAGTCATGCGGGTTTGGTGAATGGTCTGGCGTGTGCGGACGGGCAGTGGCGGCAGATCGTCACCGTGCTGGATGCGATGGCCGGCGGCTGCAACTTGTTCGACATCGACCAATTACGCCTGGAATACAGTGCCGAGGAATTCCAGCAGCTCCTGATGTGCGAATTCATTGACGACTCGGCGTCGGTGTTTCCGTTTGCCCTGGTGCGGCGCTGCATGGTCGATAGCTGGGAGGTGTGGGACGACGTGCGTCCCTTTGCGCCGCGCCCGCTCGGCGATACGCCAGTGTCGATTGGCTTCGATCCCTCCAAGGGGACCAGCGGTGGCGATCCCTCGGGGTGCACGGTGAACGCGCTGCCCACGGCGCAGCGCGACCTGTTTCGGGTGGTGGAGAAGCACCAGTGGCCAGGCCAAGACTTCGATGCGCAGGCCGGCAACATTAAACGCCTGTGCGATCTCTACCACGTCGCCGACATCGCCATCGACACCACTGGGATGGGCACCGGCGTGTATCAGTTGGTGAAGCAATTTTTCCCGATGGCGCGCGCGATCCAGTACTCACCCGAATCCAAGGCGCTGATGGTGATGAAGGCGCAGGACGTGATGGGCAAGGGACGCCTGGAATGGGACGCCGGCTGGACCGACCTCGCCGCCGCGTTCATGGCCATCCGCAAAACCCTCACGCCCAGCGGGCGGCACGTCACCTATGACGCCAGCCGCTCGGCCGACGTTGGCCACGCGGATCTTGCCTGGTCGGTGATGCATTCCCTGATTTATGAACCGCTGGAAGGGCGTGCGGCCCACAGCCAGAGCTTTATGGAGATCTACGGATGAGCAAGCGCAAACAAAGACGGCAACAGGGCAGCCAAGCAACGTCACCGACAGCAAAGGCGCACGCCTTCACCTTTGGCGAACCGGAGCCGATCGACCGTGCCTCACTGCTCGACTACGTGCAGGTGTGGAACAACGGTCGATGGTACGAGCCACCCATCAGCCCGCTGGGCCTGGCCAACATGATGCGCGTGGCGCCGCATCACTCGTCGGCGATCTTCATCAAGCGCAACCTGCTGGTGTCGTCGTTCGTGCCGACGAAATACCTGTCGGTGGCCGACTTCGAGGCCTTCGCCACGGACTATCTGGTGTTTGCGCATGCGTACCTGGAACGGATCACGGCGATGTCCGGGCGGCTCTTGCAACTGAAGCGCTCGCCGGCCTTGTTTACACGCGTCGGGGTGAAGGATGAGCGGTGCTGGTTTGTACCGTACAGCGGCGAGGCGTTCCAGTTTGAGAATCCGGTGTGTCAGCTTCTCGCGCCGGATGTGAGCCAGGAAATCTACGGTGTGCCGGAATACCTGAGCGCGTTGCATTCGGCGCAGCTCAACAAGTCAGCGACGTTGTTTCGTCGCAAGTACTACGACAACGGATCACATGCCGGCTTCATTTTGTACATGACGGATACGGCACAGCAGTCGGCCGATATCGATGCGTTGCGCGAAGCGCTGAAAGCCTCGAAGGGGCCGGGGAATTTTCGGAACCTGTTTATGTATGCGCCGAACGGCAAGAAGGACGGGTTGCAGCTCATCCCGATCAGCGAAGTGGCGGCGAAGGATGATTTTGCGTCGATCAAGAACACCAGTCGGGACGATATCCTCGCAGCGCATCGCGTGCCACCGCAGCTGCTTGGCATGATCCCAGTGAATGCTGGTGGGTTTGGTGATGTGGGGAAAGCCAAGCAAGTATTTATGGAAAATGAGGTTGAACCAATTAAGCTGAAAATGATGGGGCTTAATGCTTCGCTTGGTATCGATGCGTTTAAATTTAGAGCTATGCCTCGCATGCATAGCTGATTTTTCTATGGCTTTGTAAATGTGAGCTTGGGTTTAAGTTGATATTTTTTCTTCGCTAGGAGGAGCGGCTGGCCGAGGATGTCCGGAGGTCCATAGAACAAATCGTGAAGTAGCTGCATTATCTTTGGGATTTATGTTCAAGTCCTTTCGGATTTCCAGGAATAAAGTGGTTAGCAGCTGATCATGGCGGTCTGGACTTCGCTGCTTGTTTTTTTATGCTTATCTCTTCCCGATACGCTTGCAGTGCTTTGATGACACGTTGCGGGGCAATGAGATTTAGGTTGTTGCTTGTTATGGTAAAAGTTTGATGTCCCGTTGGAGTCTCATCGCCTTCTACGATGCCGCTGATACTTCGGACGAAATCCTTGTAATGTTCAAGCTTTTCTTTCCGAAGTTCCGATTCGCGCTCGCGTAATTTTGTAAAAAAGTAGGTTGCCGCTGTCAGTGCAACTGCTCCAGAGGCCGTAATTACGGCCGTCGCAATGTCGGCTGCCATTGTCGCTGCTCCCTCGGGTTTTTCGAAGTAAGAATTTAGGTTGGGCGGGTGAGTTACGCAGTGCTACGATCAACACCGAGGAGAATCGTCTGTAAATCGACTATTGCGACGTTTGATGAGATTGTGGAGTCGTTACGCATTACAGCAACCATTTGTGTGAAAGCGGCTTGCTGTCCTTGGTTCCTCATCGTTGCTCCGAGTCGCTCAAAATGCGCAAATGCGGCGATTGCTTCAGGCGATCCATACAGGCAAATTCTGCATTTTGCATCCGCCGTCCGTGCGCCAAGTTCGTGATCATCACTCGACCTCATTTGATCGGGATTGGCGTGCTCGCTAACGCAATGTAAATAGTCAGTGTACGCCTTGGTTCTAGCCTCTCGATGCACGCGCAGCCCATCTAAGTGGCGAGAAAAATAGTACTGGAGAGTTGCGCCTAAGATCACGCCTAGAAAGGAAAAGAATGCTGTTCCCATCTGAATTTTCCAATGTTTCTGTTTTGGTTTATTCCGGTTTTTTGGGCTGATGGTCTGCGAGCAGTGAGCAATTTTTTATGCTCGTGGCTCATTTTATTGTTTTTCGCCACATTGAAGCTCTTCCCCTGGTATCTGGAACTTGTTCAAGCTCTCCTGACTTTCTTAAAGCAACAAATACGTCCTTCATTTGAACATCTCGACGTATCCCCGTAATTTCTCGTCCAATCGCGTTTGTTATCGTTTCATGTGTATCGAGGTAGTCCATGACGATTTGAGCTGGAGACGATAGTCGCTCATGCCAAATTTCAACTACTACAGAATTTTCCAGCTCTCGAATTTTTGGCTCCTTAAGCCTTATTTTGCGCATTGCCTCGAAAGCGCTATTTAATCCCTCGCCTACGTCCTGGTTCGGCGGCTCTGGAAACTTGTTAATCAGGCGAACGATTTTGGGGTTCCGGGCGAACTGGGAGTCAAGAATGTTATCTACGGTGACATGGCCGGGTAGCTTTCCCGGGCTCTCCACTTCAACCCTGTCGTCATAGATACGTATCTGTGCATCGACCGGTATGCTGTAGTCGCGATGAAGTACCGCATTCGTTATTACTTCGTGCAAGGTTATGTCCGGATATGAAATTGCCTCGAGACCGTTTTCGCCAAGCTTTTTCACCGACTCTACGATGCGCTTTGTCTCCGATACTGCTTCTTTAATCAAGTCGTAGATTGGTCCCTCGATAGTGATTGGGGTAAACGCGAGCGTGTCGCGGTCAACGCCTTCTTCTCTGGTGCGGAACTGGAATAGCTTTACTGCGGAACGTTTCGGTAGTGCTGCCTGAGGCTGATCTGAGTAGAGCAAGGTGCCCGCAACGGTTGGCTTGTCGTTTGCGATAAGGAGCTGCGACCTTAGCCATTTTTCTGGATCTGCTGATGGGATTTCACTCAGCATAAATTCAATGATCGTGATTGAGTTACTTATTTCGTCAATTGGTATTGAGACGGTCTCGTCTTCAAATGAATTGATGCCTTTGTCTAAGCGAAGTTTTTGAAGCGCTTCTTCGCCTTGAACTGGAATTTTTTGAGCAGACTTCCGAATGTAAACGGTGCCGTTGCTGGCAGCTAAGATTTCTCTTGTCTTCCTCACCGTTATTTTTAGTACAAGGCCAGGAAGATCGTCGCACTTCAGAAATTCAGCTCTGTAGTGATTTCCAAGTGGCGACATAGTCTCAATTGTTTGAATTATTGCGTTTGCCGCCTCTTCGTCAGCAAAGCCATCCCATTCCCTAGTTTTGATCGAATCGATGGTGGTTTCCTTTATCCCTATGAAGATTTCTCCACCCGATGCGTTTGCGAAAGCTGACACTGATTGCGTTAGTTTGGCAGGTGCGATTTCTTTGGCTTTTAGATCCCGAAAGTGGTTTTCTGCAAGGCCAAGAATTGAACCTGCTTCATCCTTTGAAATGGTAGTGAGTTCCACGCAATTGCCTCCCTGTTTAGCCGCCAAATATCGCGGCATGGATAAGTGATTTCGTGCTGGCCCCTGCTGGTAGGCGAACATTTCGCCGCCTCGGACGAAATTTATTTGCTGCTCCTCTGGGTAACAAGCGGGGCCGGGGGCATGGCATGTGGAGAACATTGAATTTCGTTAAGCAATGACCAAATGAGGTTGTTTGCGCCCGGCGCGCGCGGTCGTCCCCCCTCCTCGCCTGCGCGCTTCCCCCCTCGCTTTCGACGCAGGTGACGCAAGACCGAAAACGAGGCCATGGCGAGCCCCAATAGGGTCCGGTACAGGCGCCCCGGTGACGCGGTTTGACGCATCAGAGGACGGGGCGCTTCGAGTCTTGGGCCTAGTGCCATGCGGCGTCGGCAGCTTCGATGTGCGTGCCGAGGTCGCGCATCAGGCTACCCAGGAGCGTAATGGCCTGACGAGGCTCCATGGCATTTTTCCGCAGCGCCTCTCCCACGCCTGCCAGCGCATGGGCGGTATCGCCGATACGCAGGGCGATGTCGCTGCACTTATCGGCCAGCTCATGCCGGTTTTGAGAGAAGACGATATCGGGTGTGGCGCTGACGGGGCCGGTGAGGCGCAGCGGCGTTGCATCCGCCCTATGCTGGCGGCGGCCATCGTCGCGGAAGACCCAGCACTTCGGGATGCGCCGGCCACGGGAAAACATATCCTCGCGACCGATGAAGGGGTATTGCAGCGAGGTTTTGAGCAGGCGACTTAGCTTGGAACGTTCGGCGATGGGAAGACCACGTCGCCACGCGGCAAGGATCAGGGTCGTCAGGTGGATCGCGATCAATCCCTGGTTGTCGGAATAGTTCACGCGCTCCCCGCGTTCGATGAGTTCCTCGTAGGTGTCCCAGAACTGGGCGACGATCGGGTGCTCGTCCGCGCGGATGGGGGAGGGCGGCTGGCCCGTGACCAGGGCATCAAACGCGCGGATCACGGCCAGGTGGAATTTCGGACTGACCCACATGGCATAGGCATAGACCAGTTCCTTGGTGACATAGGTGCCGGGGGAGGCACCGCCATGAACCAAGGCCACCGGAGCAAACGCCATTTCTGGCGTTTGCTCAGCGACCAAGGCTTGAAAGCCTTCGGTGCGGGTATAGCGGTTCGGACTGTGGCGCGCTTCGCCACCTGCGACACGATGCAAGTCATTGAGGCAGAAGCGACCGGCGCTATCGCGGCGGATCGTGGTCTTAAGGATGGTGAGTTCCTGCAAGGGTGTCCTCCATACGGGATAAAGAGCCAGTAAGCCGAAATGACGCCAAGGATGGTCCCGAGGGGAGACCATCGCCGGATTCGATTTTGGAAAAGGTGATTTTGGTGACCATGTTGCCGAAAGGCAATCTAAGTCTTTGTTTTAATTTTTAAAATCGGGTTACGGAAAAAGGTAATCTCAAGGTAATAAAAATTACCCTTCTCCGTAAGTGCTTGAATGTAAAGGAAACGGTGGAAGGAAAAAATTACCTTCCAGAAAGGTAATCGAATTACCTCAAATTACCTTTGGATTACCTTTTTCCGATCTCGCCTAAATCGTTGATTGAGCGAAAGAAATGGGATATTTTGCCGGTGTGGTTACCAAAATTACCTTTTTCCGACGATGCCAAACATTGGGGCCTATATAGAGGTGGTCCGTCGCTATCGTTCCTGGCTGTCTGCAGTTCCACCTTCTCCATCGTTGCGACCACCTCGTCCAACTGTGCGTGGATGGCGCGCGTTTGCGTGGTCATCAGCGTGTACAGGTGGTCGGCGTCGACCATGCCGGCGCGCAGTCCTGCAACCATGCCGGCAGCCAGGCTTTCCAAGGCCGCGACGTGCTGCTGGGCGTGGACGATCAACGTGAGAAGTGTTGCTGCTGTAGTCATTCCGGTTATTCCCTTCTGTTCCTCCGGATAACATCGTGGCCCACAATGACTAACGCAAGTTTTTTCGTTGGTAGTTTGTGGAGCGAAGTGGATCAACAGTGGCACGTGATTGCCTCGGCTAAGCTGGTACCAGTTCCTTGAGGGTGGGCAATTCGTTTGCCCATTCGGACGACCGGGGAGGAGAACTGATATGTCGCCAATGCACGCTTGGCTCAATCATATTTTCGGTGACCCTACCGTAGCCTTGGTGGTCGGCCTGATGGGTGGTGGGCTGATCGGTTATGCAATTAGCTGGTGGTTTGCGCGAAGCAGCAGCAAGGAACTGCGCAACCAGGTCAAGACGCTGCGCGCGCATGTTGAACTGCCGGCTCGTATGCTTGAAGCACAAGGGCAAGGTCAAAAAGTGACACTGAATCGAAACGAGGAAGGGGAGGTTACCGGCTTGGTGCATCACGCGAGTCTGCGCGATGAAATTCAGAGCAGTGTGCAGATACTCGGTGCCACCCTGACAACGGTGAAGCCCGAGGACTCGCCACCGAGACCGAAATGAAGCTGTTCTTGATCAAGCGCCGTATCACGCGGCGGTGTTGCCTTAACTGCTTATCGAAGATCAATACTGTCGTGCGATGAACTGGTCGATATGCGTGTCCTCTGTCATCGCCGCTAAAGCAGCTTCATCATCGATGCCCACGTGGGGCATCGGTTCCAACAAACCGGTGACGTCATACACAGACAGCTCTAGCCAATCGAGCTCATCTCCGCGTGGTGCCCCACTCACAGAGCGTTGAAACGGCCCGAGTGTTCCCCATGCGTCGGCTTCCCTGGTTGCTCGGTTACACGCATCCACTGGGTTTGTGGCGTGGCCTACGAAGACAACGAAACCGGCGGCGTCACAGATTACTCCATATGTACGCATGGATTTTCCTCTTATTTGGTTCTTAGAAAAACTAGACCGTCGACGTGCTTCAAGCTGTATACCCAGATACTTGGTCACGCAGGCTGCGGAATGCTTTGTTGGTTTCTTTAGCAGGCCTCCGTCGCTGCCCCATGGCTTGCACTCAAGCCATCCAATGCGTATTTCTTCTCGGTGGGGCTGGGCGTTCAACGACCTCACCTGTCTTAAATTGCTGCTTACACATTGGGCAGTCGATGGTGATGGTTCCGTACTTTCGATTTTTCTGCAGAACAGCCTTCTTGCCGCTGTCAAAGCATGGCTGACATAAATAATGCTGTGGCTCGCCAGATGCTTCAGACGCTCGATATACGAAAACACCTGGCGAAAGCTGAAATAATGCATAGCGACCGCGCTCGGCCAGTGCTTCGTTGAGCTTGCGAATTTCTTCACAAGCTTCGAAGTATTTGCCTTGCAGCTCCGCAAATTGGGCATTGTGTGTGAACAGGTTGTCCTGTGCTTTTAAGAGCTGACCGTTCATCTCCGATATGATCGAAGCGACCTTATTGAAGTCGCGAAGGCCGATCATCGCTTCGCCAAGTTGCTTAGCATGGGAAAGTGCGGTGAATGCTGTGCTTATGGAGGCGTAGTCCATGGGTGTTCCTGCATGTGGTCACTTTGGCCTAAATAGCATATCGCTCACGCTTTAGGGGCGTAATAGGGGCGGGATTCCTCGGCCCTTGCCGGGCGCGAAAAGAATCTTCCACTCGTGCCCGGTGTCGCATACTCGACAGAACGGCTGCGCCGCATAGTCGACGCGGAATAAACCAAGTCATCGCTCCAGAAGTGGCTTGCGTCGCCGATAAGAAGTCATCTGCCCGAATGGATACGCTCGTGAACGTGAAATCCCGCAATGCTCGCCTCGATATGCTCAAAGACGGGTTGGACCTGGTCAGAAATTACGGCTTCGGGTTGACGGTGCTCAGTTTGTCCTATGCAGTGGGATATGACCATTGGCAGTTAGGCCGCGTCGGACCGAAACTCGTGTCGGTTTTGGGAACCCTAATTGCAGTTTTCTATATTGGGGCACCCTTTTCCACTTCTGTGCTAAGCACTGGCCCGAAGGACGGTTGGCGCAAGCACTCTGGTTGGTTTTCATCTCTTTCACGCTGGTCTTTGGTGGCGAGTTTTGCATCATCATCGTCACCAGATACCAGGAATGGGTCCATGTGAAATCTGCGGTCAGCCATTGATATGACGAACTGCATTGTTGTGGTGCCTTGGAAAACCCCGGCGTACTGGAAGTGGCTCTCTGATAGCTGCTGGAATCGGTGCATAAAATTCCCGCGTAACCTATTGATAAAAGGAAGCGCGCGAACCCAATTTGTATAAATTGGCGCAAGCTAACTATTTGATTTTTCGACTAAATTTATCTGACTGTTAATCAGGGGGTCGTTGGTTCGAGTCCAACTTCGGGCGCCAAATTCCAGTTTCATACCGTCCAACGACGTCCAATGAAACCACCAAAACCCGCTAAAAGGCGGGTTTTTTTGTGCCATACCGTCCAATCTCATCCAGTTGCATCCAGCCTTCGGTGTGGGTAAAAGTGTGGGTAAAAGGCGCTTACCCACAGAGGTGGCGTGTCTTTTACCCACAGCGTGAGGTGCGGCGTGCTGACGGACAAGGCAATCAAGGCGCTTCGACCGAAGGACAAGCCTTACCGAGTAGCCGATGGCGACAGCCTCTTCATCCTGGTGCAGCCCACGGGGGCGAAGCACTGGGTCTATCGTTTCCGCTTCGCCGGCAAGGAGACCACGCTGTCATTTGGTCTCTACGGGGAGATCTCCGCGACGGAAGCTCGCAGACGACATAGAGAGGCGCGGCTTGCTGTCCAGTCGGGGCGTAATCCTGCCGCCGATCGCCAAGCTGCAAAGGTGCGTTCGCGCTTGGAGGCGGCCAATAGTTTCGAAGCGATAGCCAACGAATGGTTGGAGGGACGTCGGCGCACACTGGCACCCACGACCTTCGAGAAGGCGGCTCGGAATTTCCGCGTGCTTGTCTACCCATGGTTAGGGAGGTTGCCCATCGCGAGCATCGAACCACCTGACGTGCTGGCCTGTCTGCGGCGTATCGAGGCCGGTGGTCACCATGAGACCGCGCACCGTATGAAGCAGCGCATCTCCCAGGTGTACCGGTATGCCATCGCTCATGGCTTGGCCCGCGTGAACCCCTCGGCGGAGCTTAGCGATGCGCTGCACCCCATTGCCTCCAAGAGCAGGGCGGCCATCACCGATCCCGCAGAGGTTGGTGGCCTTCTCCGCGCGATCGAGACGTTCCATGGGCAGTTCGCTACTGCGTGCGCCTTGAAGCTGGCGCCGCTGGTGTTCGTGCGGCCGGGTGAGCTGCGGAAAGCGGAATGGTCCGAATTCGACCTGGACGCCGCTCAATGGCGCATCCCTGCCGAGAAGATGAAGATGCGGGAGGAGCACATCGTTCCCCTGTCGACGCAAGCGGTCCATATTCTTCGCGAGTTGCATCCGCTAACCGGGGCGGGGCGATACCTCTTCCCTGGCGCCCGCGCGCCAACGCGCCCCATGAGCGAGAACACCATCAATGCGGCCTTGCGCCGGCTGGGCTACGACGGCGACACCATGTGCGGTCATGGCTTCCGCGCCATGGCGTCCACCAGGCTTAATGAGATGGGTTGGTCGCCAGACGTCATCGAACGCCAGCTCGCCCATGCGGAGAGGAATAAGATTCGCGCCGCCTACAACCGCGCCCAATATCTGGCTGAGCGCAAAAAGATGATGCAGGCGTGGGCCGATTATCTGGACTCACTCAGGGCTGGCGGCAATGTGGTCGCGATCCACAAGAAGAAGGCCGGATAAGCCACAAAACTCGCATGATCACCTAGATCATGATCACCTAGATTGATTCAGCTCATTGATCTTGTTGCATCGATGTCGTCCTCGATCACCTTTGCTTGGACGTCAGTTTGCAAATCATCAAGGTTAGCCGACATGCCACTAACCACCCCAACAACATTGCTGGCATCCAAAAGTTGTGCACGCCAAACAAACATCAGCTCGTCCCTGTCGATGTCCATTTGGGCCTCTAATTCGCGGCCCTTGGCATCCAGTACTGTAAACAGACGTTTCATGCGAGAGCCCCTGTTCCTACCAACATGGTGCGCGCGATACTGAATGGCTGCAAGGAGGCTCCCAATGACCGCAGGCAAGCAATTCAACATTGCCGGTAAGGACTGGCTGACCGTGGATGAGGCCGCCCACTATTGCGGGGTATCGAGTAGCCAATTTCGAAAACATGCAATAGGTCACGGGCTAATTCCACGCAATTTCATGGGCAAGCAACTGTATGAGAAAGCTGCGCTCTATGCGGCGATTGATGCGTCGGCACCATGGCACATAACGCAGGGCACCAGACAACCTATTAGTAGAGCAAGTCTATCCCCGAAAATCCGGGCTGCCATGGAAAGACTGGATAAGTATGAGGAGCGCAGAAAGCGACGCTAGCCTGCTACAAACCTGGGCGGACATGATTGATTCAAGACGCACCGGTAGCAACGTAATTTCAATAGGCCGAAAAAGAGCCTAACGGCACCCGAATGGAGGGTGAAGGCGCACATACATAAAAGTCGCGCGCCTTCTCTCTGCTCAATCAATTGCGCATCTTTGCAGGCGAAGATCTACTGAGATAGGTCTTTTATGCGCCTGATAACCGCATCCTTCAGTTTTTCATCCATGATTCGACCTGTAATGGTAAGGATGACGCTATGTCTTGCAAATAACGCAGCTTGCAATGCTGCTTTGTTGCGTTGTGACATTAACTCATCTTCTACCGCAGCCTCGATAATCTCGCCCGTATTTTGATCTTTAACCTTGACACGCAACACGAGCGGATCGGATGAATCTACGCGAATCACGCGAAATTCGCCTTCAATTTCCGTGTCTTCTGACTTGCGACGGCCATTAAGTGAAAGCTCTTTTATTGCCTCTCCCTCAATTCGCACGCCTTGAATTTGCGTTTCTTTGGCCGAGGAAAAAGAGCGAAGAAGCTCTGCGGTGGCGTCAGCTGCATGAGGCTCAATTGCTCGCAACTTAGGGCTCTTTGTCAACGCTTCGGTAAGCAACTTTGTCCGCTCAGTTTCTTGTTGTGACATGCGTTCAATCGATTCCAAGGTTTCCCGGCGGTCTTCCTTGTCAATTTCCTTTAGTCGAACCGCCTTTCGTTGATTCAGAAACAGTTTGATGACTGCGTGACTTGTATATAAAAGCCCGCATCCAAGAAGGAGTATCAGCAAGTCGTGTGAAGTCATGCTACTCGAGACCTTGTCAATAATATGGTTAATGACTTTTTCGAGATCAACTTCATACTGCGCTGACCCATCTCCTACTCTGACGGTCAGTTCGAGATTCTCTTTCTCTTCCTTTGAAAGGTGGCGTACATCTGCGTCATCGTAGGAAGCTATAGCGTACGACTTGTAAACAGAAGATTGAAGTTCTATATACCCTTTCATGACTGAAGGGGTAATGCTTTGATGAAATTGATCGCCTTCAAGATGAGCGTGTAAGTGAGGCCAACCTTTCAGCTTCACTTTGCCATCAAAGTCCCCTTGGAGCACTTCATTTAAAACCTGGAATGCTTCTTCCTCGTTTGTCACGACCCGGATCATGTCGGCTTGTGGCATACCAATCCATTGCCTCCCTGTTTGCTTACCCCTTGCAACCGTACCAGAGGAGAGGACGATTCGCACAATTTCATCGCCGAATGCCTATTTCAGCCATTGACAGCTGAGAAAAATTGCCATAAGTTTTGGCCGTCCCCGCCAATTCGGGGACCAGGTTTGGCGACCTGAGAAAACAAAGGCGCAACGGCGCCGATGGCGCTTTTTTTGTGTCCGTTGCGTACGCGTCCCCCTCCTATGGCGGGCGTGTGGGGCAGCCTTCGGGCTGGCCGGTTTCCTTTGTTACCGGTTCGCCAACCCTGCACGTCCGCCACCCTTGTCGCAACGGCATGGGTGGCTCATCAGAGGGGTGAGCTATGGCAACCAACGCAAATTCCACGATTAACCAGCAGCCGGCAGATCGGCTGATCCAGCTGGTATGGCAACACTGGGACGAAGAGGGCGATGACGCCCGGGTCCTCGATCCGGCCACCGGCAAATGGACGTCCGCACGCGATCGCCACCTGGCGAATACCGAACGGGAAATCTTTGATCTGTTCATCCAGGACGGGCAGAGCAAAGAGTACGCCTCGGCAATGATCGAATTCATGCGCCGGCCGTGCACGCAGGAAGGTGACTGGACCCTTGTAAAGGGTGGCATGCCGATAACGGAGTACATGGATCAGCTCGCCGGGATGGGGGTATGACCGTGAAAGATCAAATTACATCGACCTCCGATGATCTTGATGCTGAGCGACTTGCCTACCAAATGAAGGCACTCATCCGGGCGAAGTGGCCCGAGCGATACGGCAGAACAAAGCCTGATCTGAGTGTGGTGCATCCCGAATTACTGGTAGGCATCAACGATCTACGCAGCGATCCCGGAACGGTTGATAGGGCAAATCAGCTGCTGAAGGGAAATCTGTCTGAAAAATTCAAGAGAGACATCGGTGTTTACGAATTCGTAAAGCCAGGAGACAAGCCCGATTCGGCCACGATGGAACTAAGCCGCGTGCTACGGGAAATCAATGGCAAATCACGTCGTGACCAGCTCAACGTACTCCTGGACGAAAAATGGGGTCCTGTCCAAGGTGAAAATCCGCGAAAGCCAATGATCGACAGGATGATGGTTGATCGCCTTAAGGCAATGATTCGAACGACATGGCCCGATGAGTTTGGCGCTAGCAAGAAGGTCATCCAATTCCCGCGCGCGAAGAAGCGAGGCGCAAAAAAAAGCAGCGGTCCTCGAGCGGACGTCGTCCAGTTTCGCTGCGGTCGTGCCGATTTTTCTGTCTCCGATCGAAGGGCATTCGATATATTCGTCAAAGACGGCCGCAGCGCTCGGTTTGCTGCCGCGATGGTCGACTTTATGCGTAGCCCGTATTCAAAAGAGGGCGACGACTGGTTTGTGAGAGGTGGAGTTTCGATCGCCGATTACATGGACCAACTCACGCGCCAGGGGATCTGATCATGAGTGCCAAGATCATTCCATTCCCCTCGCAGGGTCGCGTTCGGCTTAGACCCGTCGATGATGACGACGAAAACATCCCGGCTGGTGTGCGCGCGCTGTTGGCCATCATGGAAGCAACGGAGCGCAAGTATGGATCCGCTATGCCGCCGAGCGGCATGAGCCCGGAGGAACATATCCGGGACGTTGCGCCCTATCTGCTCCGTCCAGCCTGATCTGATAGCCTGAAACAGCCGCGCCTAGGCTGATCCCCGAACACCGGGCACCTTCCCCGGCTGGCGCGGCTTCCTTTTTGAAGGGTGCAGAGGTGTGCCGTGATAAACGATTCGATTTACGATGATCCATCAGGGTCAATTGAAGATGATCTCAAGGATGTCGTGAAGATTCTTAACGATGAGATCGAGCAGTATTTTAAAATGTTGCTTAAATTCGCCAATGACCTCGGCATCTTAGAAGATCATCTGCTGAAGCACGGAGCATCTCTTTTTGAATCAAGAATTCTTGAGGTTCAAAAAATGCGTGATCTTTTACATAAAAAAATTCCGTCCGACGAAGAATATGCAAATTTGATTGCCAAAAAGGTAAGCGACTTCGACATCTTAAAGAAAGGTGCCGGGAGTGCTGGTTTGACATTGCCGCAATCTTCATGGGAAGGCATGTCGATGGCAGTTTTCTTATACAAGCAAAAGCGCAAGGGTGTTCTTGGGCTATCAGGGATCGCGCACGGTGTCGGGTTGTTTGTAGGAGCCCGCCTTGGATTCGCCAATCCCAAGGCAAAGGCCGACATTATTTCCCGATTTGCAAAATCGGGAGCCCAGGCAAAGTTAAAAAAGGACCCTAAGCAAGCGGCAAAATTAGAGGCCAAAAAGCTCTGGGAAGAATGGCAGGCCGGCAAGACAAAGCATAAAGGTGCGGCTGCATTTGCACGCTTCGTCTGCGGCAAATATCCCATACTCGAAAGCACGGCTGTGGTTGAGAGATGGGTGAGGCAGTGGGCTGCCTCGAAGCAACAAAAATAGGCACCCAACTAGCTCAGTACATACCCGGCTAGTCGAATGGGGATCATGCTAGCCGAAGTATTTTCGCATTCTGTCGCATTTCCTAATCTGTCCTCACTCTTCAGCAATAGACGAACAGCGAGGTTCGATAAAAGTGCAGACACTTCCTCAAACTGGTTATCTTCGCCTCGTCCAGATCATCGGCAGGAAACCTTCAAACGATGATCCTGGTTTGCCGGCAATCATTCCTGTTAGTGCATCGACGTGGTGGGCCGGCGTCCGCTCCGGACGATTTCCTCAACCGGTAAAACTCGGCCCCCGCATTACCGCCTGGAAGGTTGAGCACATCCGCGCCCTCATCGAGAGGGATGCGGCATGAACGGCGATCTCGATCCCTCCCGCCGGCTGTATGCCGAGCCCGATGTAAGCGAGCTCCTGAGCGGCATCCCGGCGCTGGCTGCTCAGCTCTACACCTCCCTCAACGCGCTACAGAACGATCCCAGTCCTTCCAGCTGTGAATCACTGGTCTTGACTCTTTACGGTGCGCAGACGCACGTACAACGGCTAAGGACGGCTGTCGAGCGGAGCGTCTGACGCGATGGCCACCATCTCCGAACGCAAACGCCCACGGATTAAGGGGAGATCGGGCGCCTCATTTCTCCAGCTCCCGCACTTCGTCATCAATACGCCGCAGTGGGCAGCGCTCACCGGCAACGAAGTGAAGATGCTGATTGAGATCGCCAGCCAGTACAACGGTTCGAACAACGGCGACTTGTCGTATCCGCGGAGCAAGTACCCGGTACGTGGCTGGTCGGGAATTGACGTCGCGCACCGCGCGCTGACTTCGTTGAAAGAAAAAGGATGGATCTTGCTGACCAGGCAGGGCGGTCGGCAGGGCTGCAGTCTGTACGCCGTGACGTTCTTTCCGATGGATGAGAGCAGTAAACATCCGTGCCACCGAGAGCACAAGCCGAGTCATCTGTGGAAGCACGCGCAAGCACGCGTCATTGACGCGTCCAACGACGCAAACGCTGTTCCGGAATCCGGACACAAACTGTTCCGAAATCCGGACAGTAAAACTTTTAGTGTCCGAAATCCGGACAGAAAGATTGTCCGGTGACGTGCACGTATGTACGAGACATGTCCCTTTTACTGTCCGGAATCCGGAACCCTTTATAGATATATACCAGAGGGGTTTCTGTTTTCTGCTTCTGCTCCGCTTGGCTTATCGCACTGGAGCGCCCTCGTTGGTCGACCAAGGGACATCCAAGCGGCTTGCATGGATCGCGCACCTGTCGACGCCATCAATTCGGAACCAACCATGGAAACGAAGAAGATCAGCTCCCTCGAAGCCTGGGAGCGTCAGAAGGCATTGCTAGCAAAGCGCAAGCAGAAGAAAAACCCATCGGGTTATTCGCGCGGCATAAAACTCAAGAAAAACGAGGGTGCGTGCGTGGTTTGCATGCAGAGCCCGGGAAGCCCTGTGCAAGGACAGCACGACCTAGGCAGTGCTCAGGCACAGCCTGGACCATGCGACCGCAATGCGACCGCATGCAATGCACCTGTGACGTACCTGATACGCGTACGGGTGAGTACCGAGCCACGGCGACTGCCCGGCGGATGTTTGCTGTACCGATTTCCCGTGCAACTGCGATCCGTATAGGGGGCATCCATGTCGAACGCCGGGCCGGGCGTGCGACTCAGGACAACGCGGTTAGCTGACTGGAACGCACCGGCTTACCGCATCCATGCCCTTGAGTTGCCGAGATCACCACGCGCCACAACTTGTGATGATCTGAAATACCGCAATCGAAAAACCACGGTGGATCACCGTGGACGAAGGTTGACTTATGGCAGCTTGTGGGCGGAGGCCGCGGCGCTGTCTTACATGGCGGCCAGTCCGCATGATGTCCGCCCGCATCTCTTGCTTGCGTATTTTGGGCAGATACGCGCAAGCACGGAGGCGGCAATCACTTATGGCCACCGCTATCTGGAAGTCTGGTGCGCTCGCGTCGGAATCGGTCAGAAATGGACACCTGTCTTTCCATTTGCCGCAGCGGACGCCCTGGCGGTTTTGTATTGGGGGCGCGCCACGCGTATCGGCATGCGGGTTTCTATCACGACCCGAGCACGCCAATTCAACATCGCACCTCGCGACTACTCGCTTCTTCGAGAGAAAGCTCTCGAGGCGTATCGACTCCGACTGACCGAGGCAATCGTGCAATTCGAACGCGCGCTGACGCGAATGGAAATATACGCACCCGCAAATCTGCATACTCAAAGTAGGAACACTGGATTGCCGGCCTGCGGTTCGGAATTCCTCGCGCGCCGTGCCGCGTAATGCACGGCGGCCATATTCCAGTGTGACGCGGTGTGATGTCACCGTGCGTCACCCCGCGTCACACATAACGCAATCACTTAAACCCTATAGGGAACGGTATCGAAACCGTTTCGGAAACGTTTCACAAAGGAGAGCCGAGATGAACAAATTGCACCATAACCTGGAGTCATTCACGCCCAGAGTGAACGCCAGCGGCGTGACGAATCACGACGCACTACCTCACGCCTACAAAGATCAGCTGCCCGATGCGAAGGCGTATTACGCACATCACCTGGGCGACGACCTTACGCCGTCCGCAACCGGGTGGGCGTTGGCTGGATGTCCCTTTTGCCCGGACGGGGAAAATCACTCCGTATCGGTCAACCTCCTTGACGGAAGGTGGCGCTGCTACGCGACATCGCGCGACATCGTGAGAGACATGGTGCATTTCCACATGCTCACTTACGGGCTGGGTCTCCGAGAAGCGGTAAGCGACCTGCTGGAGGCATGGGCTCGCAAGCCCGGGTTCGCTCCCGTCAAGCGGTTCAATGGTTTCGCGATGGCGGGCCATTAATTCAGGAGACTCATCATGCCCGTACACAAATCGGAAAATCTGCTCGATGGCAGCGGCAACCTTGCCACGCGGCTGGCGAAGTTGAAAGAGATCCAACGTCTTGGACTTGCCGACAAGAAATTGGATGTCATGGCGATCGCCAGGGATCCGAACGTATTTAACTTGATGGAAGGAAAGATGCTCGCATCGGCACGCGATGCCGCGCGCGACAGTGGGCTTTTGTTCCCGCATACGACTCGCGACGACACGGGACGGAAGATCACGCGATACGAGGGCGACGCCAAAGCTACATGGGAACCATTCATGGCCCCTGGCATGATTGGCCGACTCAATAGAAATTGCGGCACGCACGAGGAAACCGTGCGGGTCCGCGACAACGAGCGCGTCATGGTGGTTAAAAAGAATTCGCCTTAAGGTTTTGGCGCCTTCCTCAGTTTCCACGTAGCCGTTCTCCCTGCGGGAGGAGGGCGCCACTTTTCTATTTTCACGCGGCCTCGATTTGGACGCCGTGTTTCCCCTTGCCGATCTCGGCTTAACCCATGCCTCATCTTCTTGAGATGAGGCACGACACCCTATTGCCCAACGAAAGGAAATTTCATGAATGCAAAGATAGTTCGATCACTTCTTGCTATGTGCATGCTGATGCCAGTGTTGGTATGGGCACAGCAGTATCCCACTCCCACCTTCAACAGCCTGACGTTGCAGAATCCATTGACTGTGGCAAATGGTGGAACTGGCGCCACGGCGTCCACTGGTAGCGGCTCCGTGGTGCTAGCCACCTCTCCATCATTGGTAACCCCTGCACTTGGCACTCCGTCTTCCGCCGTGCTGACGAATGCAACCGGACTCCCTCTTTCAACGGGTATTACGGGCACTCTTCCAGTCGGAAATGGCGGAACGGGTTCCACGACGAGCACGGGGTCCGGTTCTGTTGTGTTGTCAAATTCCCCTACGCTTGTTACTCCAGCGTTGGGAACGCCCGCATCCGTAACACTCACCAATGCAACAGGCCTTCCGCTCACTACAGGCGTAACCGGAACGCTCCCTGCGGCAAATGGCGGCACAGGCGTTACGACAAGCACCGGTTCGGGTTCGGTGGTGTTATCGACTTCCCCCACATTGACGACGCCGAATCTCGGCACGCCTTCTGCGGTAACGTTGACTAATGCCACTGGACTGCCTATTTCAGGCATTTCCGGCCTGGGTAGTTCCGTGGGGCAGGCTTTGGCATGGCCCATTACAGGTGTCGTCACATCCAGTGCAGCGCTTGTGGGTGCTGTCAATGCGACCATTACCACTCCCACGATTTTGACGCCAACGATTCAAGGCATTACTAGCGGCTCCAATGCAGGGGCTGGAAATGTTGGCGAATTTATTTCTGCAACCGCCAGCTCCTTTTCACTAACGACCTCTACGCCAGCCAATGCCACCTCTATTTCTCTCACGGCAGGCGATTGGGATGTATCGGGCGGGTTCACCATTACGAACACAACCAGCAATATGAACAACGGGGTCTGTGGCTGGAGCACAACGTCTGCCACGTTCGGCCCCATGGGAACCTATGCACAAATAGGCGGCTCATCATTGGCGCTTAGCACGCTTTCAAATGGCATACCTGGCGCACGGTTGAATGTCACGAGCACCACCACGGTTTACATGGTGTGCGAAGCCATCTTCAGCGGTGGCCTTACGAGCATGAGCGGCATCATCCAAGCACGGAGGATGCGCTAATGCTGAACTTCATCTATGCCGATAACGTCAATACGACGCTGGCCTCTCCACTTTCCAGTTCTGCCACGTCACTTACTCTGGCGAGTTCTGCCAATTTGCCCACATCCATTCCAGCGGGAATGGCGCTCGTGATCACTTTGAATGATCAGGCGACCCGGCAGAACTTCGAGATCATCTATGCCACATCGATCAGCGGCGCAACGCTGAGTGGCTTGCAGCGCGGACAAGAAAACACATCTGCACAAAATTGGCTTGTCGGCGACTTTGCTTGGAATGGCATCACGGCAGGACAGATGCGAGGGCTTTCTTCGGGACGACTGCTTAGCGGGCCTACTGTGCTCACTGCTGCGTCAGGTACTTTTACACCCAATCCAGCCGCAACTTTGACCTATGTCAAAGGATGCAGTGGCGGTGGCGCCGGCGGTGGTGCGGTCGCCACTGGCAGCGGCCAAGTATGTATCGGTAGCGGAGGCAATGCTGGCGCCTATTGCGAATTCTTCATAGCCGGCCCAATCAGCGGCACGGTGTCCTATACCTGCGGGCAGGGCGGCACCGGTGTAGTTGGTGCCACAGGCAATGCTGGCGGCAATTCGACCTTCGGCACTTATGCAACATGCCCCGGTGGACTTGGTGGTCTTGTATCACCGGCAGCAGCGCCGCCGTTCTTCGAAACAGGCAATTCGAATGGAAGTGCTCCATCTCTGTCAGGAGCCGCTCCCGTCTTGTTATTGCCTTCGCCATCAGGAACGGCGGGCCTAGCCTTTTCCCCGACATCCGTAAGTGGCGGTCGAGGAAACAACAATCCTCTTGGTGTAGCGCCCGGCATAGGTTACGGAACGGGAGGCAATGGTGCGGCGAGCTTTCCATCCAGTCCTGCGCAAGCCGGAACGAACGGTGAGCCTGGCGCATGGATCGTCTACGAATACGCATAAGAGTCATTCATGGGATCTGCGGTCTGGCGCTCACTCGAAAGTAGGCGCCAGACGTCCATGCGACATCTTCAATTTTGTGATGGGAGGGGTACAGGCATGAACGGCAAAGCCACCGCTATCGACATCCAGAAGCTTGCCGCCAGTTATTGCGGCGACGCACTGGCAGGACTCCTCTCGATTGCGCGGGATGAAAAGGCACCCATGGCGGCACGAAGGGACGCCGCGAAAACCTACGCGAAATATGTGTGTCCTGTCCCAGACGACATCAGCAAATTACTGGAGAAATAGTGATGACCGACAACTCGAAGCGGAAGCCTCCGGCGGCAGGCAAAGGCCGGCCTAAGGGCGCCAAGAACAAACTGCCGCGGTCACTCAAGGAAACGATCCTAGCCTCGCTGGATGACGTGGGTGGACGCGCTTATTTGGCTCAGCAGGCCCGTGACAATCCGAACGCTTATTTGTCGCTATTGGCCAAGGTGCTCCCGTCCGATATCCAGGTCTCCGGCTACGAAGGCGGGCCGATCGGCTACGCCGTCATCCCGGAGCAGGCAAAGAGCATGGAGGAATGGGTGCGCTCAGTGGCATCGCAGCAGAGGGCGAACTGACATGGCCGAATCATACAAATTGCCCGAGGACGCAGACCTACAAGTGATAGTCGCTCTGTTCCGCGCGAAGCTGCCAGCCCGCGGTAGGAAACGGCTTGAGATGCTGTCGCTCCGTGACCAGTACCGCAATATCCTCGAAGTTATGGTCGAGCTCAAGCGGCTCGGTCTTATCGATCTGAAACGATGAATTTGCAAAACAACCCCATGCAGTGTGGCGCCAAGACCCGGAGAGGGACTCCATGCCCTACGCCCGCCATGCCGAATGGCCGCTGCCGCATGCATGGGGGCACTTCGCCGGGGGCACCCGTGGGCAATGACAACGCAGTTAAACACGGCATCTACCGTGCACGGCTTACCGAGGAAGAGCAGGCGACATATGACCAGCTTGAACCAGGCGGGGTGGATGAAGAGCTTCGCCTTACCCGTACCAGGCTCGCCCGTGCCCTGAGGGCTGAACAGGAGGGGCGCGATCCAGGGCGGGACTACGACGCCATTGTGGATCGCCTGCTCGGGCGCATCGAAAGGCTTGAACTGACCCGCCGAAGGTTGCTCGACGCGAGCATAGATAACGACGAGGTCATCCTGATTGATCCCAATCCGGACATCCCCTGAATTTTGCACCCAGTACGCGCGCGCGAATGACTTTGGCTGATGACTAGGGAGCCGCCGGCCATCATGACATGAGGGGTGAAGCCCGGACTCCCCCGTTGCGCCGGGTGGCAGCAGAGATCCTGGCTTCCATGCCGGTGATCGGATCCGGCGGCTCCGGCTGCAGAGATACGGGCTTGCCCGGAAAGCCGATGTGAAGGACCGGCATGGCTGCGATGGGTAGGAGCCGGCGTGGCCATGACTTCTCTATCTGCAAAACCATCCCGTGCAATCAGGTGTCAAGAAGCAAACCACCCATGTGATGGCGCAGTTTGCTTGGAGTACCTGACAGACTAGAGCTGCTTCCGCCTCTCTTCACTTTGTCCAGCGATAGCCACGTTTAAAAACTACACGCTGGGCATAAAGCTTCGTTAGCAATACAGAGCCAAACACGAGCATGCCAAAAAACAGCCACCATCCGGCTGGATGGCCCACCTGATAGGAGATAAAGGCAGAAACAAGCACTAGCACGCCGAACGCTGCGGATGGAGGGCCGTACTCAACCTCTGCTTGGCATCCCGTACACACTCGCGCACCTCGTGGCACTTCGGTATGGCAATGAGGGCAAGCATTGCTGCTCGATGGAAGAGAATTTGAATCTCTTAAGATCCCCCATTTGTTGCTCAGGTCCTGGGCAACTGGTGTCGCGTCATGTGCTTCAAATTGACTATCGGGAACGCGTGCCAGTTGCGTGACATTTCCAGCAATGGGTCGACCACATTTCAAGCAAGCTGGTGCTTGATCGCTTACTTGGATGCCGCAATCGGGGCAATTGATCAAAGCCATGTTTCCCTCCGGGCTAGTTGATTGAGCTATTTAAGCCACCGCGACACGCCACCATGATGCGAGCAGGTGCCGCGGTGATGTTGGCTGAAGCTGTAACTACCGTCGTGACACTGTGCAGACGCCCCAGGCGGAACGGCTCCGGATACGGTATGGGCAGGGCTATGCACCACCACGCCATAGCGATTGACGTAGGTCCCCTGCTCTATGAGCTGAGTTGAGCTATCTGTGGCGCCTCGTGCGCGCTGCTGCGTTGTAGCAGGCTGTACATCCTGGGCTACAACTGCGGTGTTGAATCCAAGCGCCAGCACCAAAAACAAGCAAACCCGTGTTTGCATGTCGCCCCCCTGAATGTTCCCCTTTCACAAATCTATGCAAGAGACTGGCTGTCGAGCGTAGCCGCAGCGATCCCGATGCTAGATCACCAAACCGGCCCTCTAGTGCCCGTTCGGATCTTTAGTGCCAACCTTCCCCGTATACGGATTGACATTCCCCTTGGTAGAGAAATTGTTCAGTCTTGTGCTGTCCGGCGCTGAGTGCATATAGGAGTGGACATATGTGCCGTCCCGACGCGTGTATCCACTGGTGCGGCTGTCGCTTGCACGCGGAGAAATGTACGTGTGTGTAGATGAGGGGCTGTGGCTTCCGTGATGCGATCCGCGGGCTATCACATTCCCGCACGTACCTAGAGCTACCACGCCCAAAGCAAACAACGCTATTGCGATCTTCATGGTTCGTCCCCCTGACCACCAAAGTTCAGCGAAGGATATACCCCCTTAAGCTTCAGATCTCGCGCCGCCCAGCTAGCACAGGGTGTGGGTAAAAAAGTGGGTAAAAATTCAAGTCAAAAAGTCGAACACGTTTAAGATCAATAAGATAAATTGACTATGCGAGTCCAACTTCGGCGCCAGATATATCAAGGGCTTGCGGCTTCCGCAGGCCCTTGTTCTTTGGGCGTGTATAAAAACACGTATAAAATTAGTCGGTATCAGGTACTTCTCCGGCAGGCTCGACGAGGGGCACTTCATGGTCGTAACGATGGACCATGCGTCGCTCTATGTGACCACTAGCCTGCTGCTTTTTGTCAGGAGTGCCTGCTGTATCAGTGATCCCGCGATGCTTTAGGCCATGTAGGCCGAAGCGCTCTGCATCAGTGATGAGTTTGGCCTCCATCGCGATTTCAATGCCGCGTGCCCATGCGCTCTTGAGCGCTTCCTTCGAAACACGTGCGCCATCTTCGGCGACGATCAACGGCCGGTCTTTTGCACGAAGCGGCACTGGTCGCCGCCTCTTTGCCCATATCGCGTTTCGTCTCTGCACAAGAAAATCCCATGCCTCCTGTAGGGCTGGAATCCAGCGCGTGACGTTGTCACGGCTTCCTTTAACGCGATCGACGTATATACCTTCCGGCAACGCATCAGCATCCGAAAGCTTACGTACTTCAACATTACGCATGCGACAGCGATAAGCAATTTCCGCCACTGCCCACAAGTAGGGCGACAGTGACCCCTTACGTCGACTGGGAAGGTTTCCACGGCGGCGCCAAAGCGCGATGACTGCGCGCATAGTAATTCGCTCTGGCATGCGAGGGTCGGCGCGCTCGACAGCAGCCTCGACCCCCAATGCTGGATTCTCGCTGCTATAGCCGCGATTGATACCCCACTCGAACGTGCGAGACAGGTAGCGCAGAACGTGATTTGCTTTGGCCGGTGTCGGTTTTGGATAACTACCGTCACCTGCGCGTTCGCCTCTTGCCAGTTCGTCAATAAGTTTTTGCACTATGGGCCGGTTGATACGCTTGCGATTGAGCTTTGCAAAGGGAACACCCAGCTTCGTCTGGAATTTTTGAAGTACGCCCCGGCAATATCGATAATCATCCTGAGTTGCTTTCGTCAGATTTCTGAACTTGTCGGATTGCTCAAATTGCTCAAGCATGTAGTCAAGCATTTGTTCATCCAGTCCCGACAGCTCATCAGCGATGCGGAACAAGTCAGATAGAAGCGCTGTCTTGTCGGCAACTTTTTTGCTCCGCGGCTTCCCATCAACGTAAATGGTGTACCAAAAATGGCGTTGACGGTGCCAATAGATTCCGTTGGGAATCTTCGCCTGATCGATATGTTGTGGGATGGTGGCGTCGTATTTGCGCTTCCTGCCGCGAGTCATAGGATGTCCGGGCTGTACGCTACGTCGTTGCCAGCTTCGGCGATGCCCAGAGAAGCGTTTACGGCTTGAATCGTCGTCCATGGGCCATTGGCACCGTCCTTGGTGGGGATGCCCTGCCGGCGCGCCCACCTGCGCACAGCAGCTTCCGTGCGTTTGCCCGAAAGTGTGCGTAGTAACTCAGCATCAACGATGTGATGGTTCTTGTTCATGAGGCCTTGTTCTCCCTGTTTTGCTTTATTAGTTTTTTACTTGTGAGCCGATGCAGTCGGCTGTTCATTCGGGCCGCGCTGGAAAACCCAGCATTTGACGGTACGGCCACGGGGTTCATCGGTGTTGTCGTGAAGCCAAATGGCGCTGTTCACAGCCTTCATGTCCACGAATTTGCGCAAGCGCGAGGTGCGCAAGTACTTCTTGAGATCAGACAGCGACGGCACTTCGAGACGGTGGTGTGCAGCGATCTGCTCGAAGTGATTGAGGTTGACCGCGATCTCGCGTGGGTTGCGGCTGTGGTTGAGTGACGGTGCGGCGGCGTTCCAGGTGTCGAGGTAATCGAACCGCTCCCAGAAAATCTGCACTATCTTGTGGTCGCTGCTGATGGATTCCTGACGCTCGACGGCTATGCCTTGCACTTCCTGCATTACGGCTTCTTTCTGTTCGTCGGTGAGCGTGACCACATGCGATAGCGCATCGAACACGGCGAGCAATTGGCCGTGGTTCTTCGCGATACGGGTGGTCTTGATGTCAGGATGGTCCAACAAGGCGTGTTCGTGCCGGGGAGCATTCGCCAGGATGGTTTCCATCACCTTGGCTTCCGCACGCGTGGCCAGCAGCAGGAAGTGACTCAGCGCATCGACCGGCATTTGCTCCAGCTTCAACGCCGCCGCGCGCGTCTGCGCGGTGTGCGCCGAGCGATCCACCGTGATGTGGCAGATGCGCTGCATGATCGCCTCGCTGGCCTCCACCTTGGCGTTCTGCGAGATCACTACGGTGGCGCGAAACGGCGGCTCGCGCGTTTCGTTGCCGGAGTTCTTGACGCCCGTGGCGCGCACGCTACGACCGTTGTAGGCGGTCTTGAGTTCGTCCCAATCGAAGCGCTTCTTGGCGTCGTCGTCGCGGTCGCTCTCGATCAACACCACCGGCAGGTTCGACACCTGCGCGAAGTTACGCGCCCGCGCCGCCGGCGTGGACTTGGAGGGGTCGAAGCCTTCGTAGTCGCGGCGTCCAAACAGCTTCCACATGAATTCGATCAGCGTGGACTTGCCCGCGCCGGCTTCACCCACCAGTTCGAGGAAGGGATAGCTCTTCTGCACCTGGCGGATTTGCTCGGCAAAGAGGCTGCCGAACCAAAACGTCAGGGCCACGAGCCCCTTCGCGCCGAAGCACTGCCACACCAGGTCCAGCCACTCGGCGCGGTACTCGCGCCGATCGCGGTTGAAGGTCAGGTGTGGCGACTGGCTGAGCGTCTTGAGGTTGAGCTTGCCCAGCTCGAAGTAATCCTCGTCGTTAAGCGTATGCACGACGCCATCCTTGATGGCGATATCGCCCATGACATAGACGCCGTGCTCCTTGCTGTAGCCGACGAAATCGATCGTCTCGACCGTTTTGATGTTGAAGAGCTGCCGCTGGATGATGCGGTCGAGCTGCTGACTGGTGCCGGTGAAGACGGCACCGGGAGCGATGCTCAGCAATCGCTTCTTGAACTCGCTCGCACTGGCCAGGCTGCTGCCGGCGAAGGTGTTCTTCACCGAACCGCCGCCGTGCGGAAAGCTCACCCGGTAGTAGTACCAGGACTCGTCGGTGACGGTGTTGGCCTGGTAGTACAGCGGCTGCGGGTTGCAGTTGGCGATCTCCACGTTTTCACACGCTTCCACCAGCGCCTGATCGCGGCGTTCCTGCTCGTCTTGGTCGGGGTCTTTTTCCTCGAGCTGCTGCATGGCCTTGTCCAGCGCCCGGATATCCAGGTCGAACCAGTACAGGCGATCGGCGAAGTCATAGAAGAAGGTCGCCATGCCGGTGCGGCGGTAGATCAGCCGTGCCTTGTCGGCGTGGTTGCGCGCAATCAGCAGCGAACCCTGGTAGAGGTATTCGTCGATGTCGTTCGGGCTGAGTTTGTCGGCCAGATGCAGGTCGTTCCAGTCCTGCTTGGCTTTACCCGTTTGTACGATGGTGGCTGCTTCGCACTTCCAGCCTTCCTTGCGCGCCCGCTTCACCCAGCGCTGGGTGTAATCCCGGCCGGCGGCGTCGCCATCCAACGCCCACACCAACGTGGGCAGGTTATGGGCGCGGTGCGCGCGCAACCGTGCCAGGAACGCGGCCGGGTAGTTGTTGCAGCTCATGGCCGATACTGCATCGATGCCGTGATGGCCCACCGCGACGGCATCGAAAATCCCCTCCACCAGCCACAGCCGATCGACCGTGGCCAGCTTCTCGGGCGGGAGCGTGGGTGGCACCCACGCCTCGCCCGCGTAGGGCTTGCCCGGCGCGAAGCGCGCTTTCATCTTGCCAAAGCGGTGGGCGCGATCGATCAGGCGTTCCCAGTAGCCGCCGCCAGGCAGCGCAAAGCGGACGGTGGCGGAGGTTGCGCCGCTCTCCAGGTCTTTGAACCACTCCTGGGTGTACGTGCCTTGCACGCGCGCCAGGTTGAAGCCGCGCGAATTCTTCAGGTATGCATCGGCCGCCGCGTGTGGCGCGTCTTCGGTCTTCTTGTAGCGCTCGGACCAATCCTCGAACAGGTCAGGGAAGAGGTCTTTCACCGATGCTTCGTAGCCGCAGTTTTTCAGACGCCCGCAGCGGATCACCCACGGGGCGCCGGCATTGGCATACAGCTCCGGCTTGCCGCAATCCGGACACTTGCCACCGCGCAGATAATCTTTTTTGGCTTTGAAGCCGAACTGATGAACCAACTCGCGGGTGATATCCGCGAGCAACTCTGTGCTCATGGCGTAACGCGGTGCGCTCATGCGTCGCTACCGTCCGTGTGGCCGGGGGCGGGGTGCGCATCCGTATGCTTGCTGAGCCACATCGCGGCATGAGGGCCGCAGGCAGCGCCCATGCGACGCATCACGTCGCAACTGGTGCCGAGGTAGGTCCGTCCCTCCACGTCGCGATCGTGCCAGTCGTCAGCCTCGTCGCTTGCCGCAGCCGGTGCGCAGTCCGGCGGCAAAGTGCATAGGTGGACGCGACCCTCCAACTCATCGGGCATCGCGTGAAACACGCAATCAAGGCAGGTCTTTGTGCGCGGTGTGGTTGTCATCAGGCAAGCCGGGTCCGTACCGGCTGCGCAGGTAGCCGGTGAAAAAGAAGGGAAGGGGTTTAGGGCGAGGCGGTTAGATCAGCCCGCACGTCGTCCGCATTGCTGCGTGATGCGTGCGGCGTCGAGGTTGCCTTCGCTGTGCATCCGGGCCATTTGCAGCACGTCGCTGGCCGTGAGGGCATAGGCATGGCCGGTGGTCGGATCGACCACGCGCACCACATACGACGTGCTGTGGCTGATGTCGAAGTACGCCGGCACGTGTTTGGCTTGCAGATCCGCCAGGGCGTGCATGGTGTAGTGCTGCGCCAGGTTCTCGGCAATGCCAGCGGTGGCCATCAGATGCGCGCAGCAGCGCTTGACGAGCTGTTCGCTATCCAGGTGTTCGGCCTGGTGCGCGACGATGAATCGCGTGGCGCTGTGGATCAGCAGGGCGGCATGGGCGGAATCGTGAGGAAGCGAGCGAGAGAACGACATGGGAACCCCTGTAGTCAGTTGAGCACCATGGGTGCGTAAGAGGAACCTGCCGCACCCGTGGGCGGGGGCGCAGGGGTTTCAGTGGTGGCGGGGCGCGTGGCCGCGGGCACGAGGATGTCGTTGGCGCGCCGCTCCACGATAGGCAGCGAGACCTGTGCATTCGGGATCAGGCTCGGCACCAGGGTGCGAACGATGCCGAGCTGCGCGACACAGCGGTGGCCGCAATCGACGTTCATGCAGTCGAAATAGATGTCACGCACCAAGGGGCTCAACTGCCGGGAGGTGATCGTGCGCATGCGCGATTGGCAGTGCGGGCAGGCGATCGTGTTACGGGGCGCTGTCATGTCCATTTAGTCCTCATACACCGCTTCTACGCTTACCTAGTTTTAAGACCGGTGGCGGTCCTGCGTTGGTGACGATGGGCCAGCCCTTCGAGGTACACCTCAAGCACGTAGGCCGCATCGGTCTTGTCCTCCGCCGCATCCAGCACCTTGCACCGGGCCAGGTCCGCCGGGTCGAGCCCGATGGGGACGCGCTTTCGTTTCGTCGTACTGCGCGGCGCATAAATGCGCCGGCGACCGCCAGGAGAGTTCTTCATAGTGATGGGGTAGGATGCCGAGGTGTTACACAAGGCGACGATAGTACACATTTTGTAGTAACGCAAGAATTTGCGTCAAAGGATTACACAGTGCGTAGTGAGCAACCCCAACTGGACGCCGATGCGATCATCCTGCGCATGCGCCAAGTGTTCGGCGTGCGGTATGAGACAGAGCTGGCTACCGCGCTCGGGTTATCGAAAGCGGCGCCGAGCAACTGGCGCCAACGCAACAGTCCGCCGTACGAGCTTTGTGTGCAAATTGCGCGCGAAAAAGGGATATCTCTCGACTGGCTGATCTTTGGGATCGGCGACATGCACCTAGGTGGGCGGGTGGAAGCACCGCAAAACCCCGAGCAGATGGAAAGCGTGCCTGCGAACAGTCCGGCGGCTGAGCGCGTTTCTCAGTTTGTGTACTGGTGGCATCTCAATCGCACACAGGATGAGATGATCTGGCTGGAACAGCAATTCAAGCGCGCGGTGCCGGAATACGGGGAGTGGTTAGCTGCCGGCGCTTACTAGCAACTGACAGTGTAGAGCTGCGCTATATAGTTGGGCGCATGGTCATCGACCCTGTCATGTGGGACTCGTTCCACCGTCTGCGGACAGTCTGTCGTGTTTGTGGCTTTGCGGCTTCGCTCGCAAGAATCTGAAAGCGCATCAATTCACTTGACGGCCCGATGTAGTTGATGTCGTAATTGCGACGACGTGAATGACTGAATGATCATTCACTGAGGGCCACCCACTGTCGAAGGAGTTTGACATGGTTAAAAGGATTGGCGTCATTGCTGCAGGAATAGTTGCGCTGTTGGCTGGAAATCCAGCGACTGCTAGCACTTGTCAAAGCAAGTACTCGTCTGAATTACATGCTCTTAAAGCACAAGATGATCGGTACTACGCTGCAGTAGACCATCGCGTTGTAACCACACAAGCTGGCTTACAGCAGTTTGCACGCAACGAACGTGTCGCGGTGATTGAAGAACAGCAAGGTCTCTGCACATTCGACGACTATCTAATGGCTGCCTCAATCCGTGGGCGTGGTCTAACGTTAAAAGATCAAATAGCAGCTGTGAGACTGGCCTCCGTGGCTCAGTCGATGAACCCCAGTTCTGTACAGGCCCGGCAAATCTTCGCCCACGCAATAGATCAGCTAACTTTTAGAGCCCAAGGAAAGCAGTTATATGGGACGCTAAAAGAAAGCGAAACTGACGGCAAGATCTCTCCTGTACCAGTGATAGATGGCGCGGTGTCCGCTCAGGACAGGAAGATAGCCGAGCAGCAGACAACCGGTAGCTAAAAGAAAAAACGCGCAGAAAGCGAGAATGCCCTTCCTCTGCGCATTGGGGAATCTGATTTGAATCCTCATGAGCATGAGCTCATGTCTTCGAATGCCCGGTGCATGTGCCAGGTCCTATGGTCATGTCACTGAGCCTGGAAAACTCTTACGACTGATCGAGGGAACGCAATGTACTCCGAAGAAACAGTTGCCAATGCACTTACCCCAAATGTTCTAGAGCTGATTATCCTTCCGACGGAAAAATGCAACTTTCGATGCACGTATTGCTACGAAGATTTCAAGATAGGGCGCATGTCCGAGCGCACAGTCGGCGCAATTAAAAAGTTACTAGAACATCGGATTCCAAAAATAAAAAAGCTTCACTTCTCTTGGTTTGGAGGTGAGCCGCTTCTGGCTAAAGACGTGTGCATTGAGCTATCTAAATTCGCCAAGCATCTTTGCGAAATAAACCACGTTAGTTTCAGTGGTGGATTTACCACAAACGGCTATCTTCTGACTCCTGAGCTTGCGCGTCAGATGTTTGATCTTAGCCAGCGCAATTTTCAGATTACGCTTGATGGCGATGAAGAATGGCACAACAAAACGCGGGTTCAGCCAAACAGGAAGCCGACGTTTCAGAGGATTTGGGACAACATATTGATGTTGAAAAATATGTCGGATCCGTTCCATGTGCAATTAAGACTGCACGTGCATGCAGATAATATCGAGTCAGTAAAAAGGCTATACGATCGACTTAACGCCGAAATACTGATTGATAAGCGATTCTCAGTCTATTTTCATCGAATCAGTGACCTCAATCCGCGTGAGGCAGTTAAGGAAAACCTACTAAACGACGAGGACTATGAGGACGCGTTGACTTATATAAGCGGGGTTGACCGCGAAATAAACGGACATACGAAATCTGAAATACATCTTAATGATTACATATGTTACGCAGCTAAACCTAACTCTCTGTTGATTCGTGCCAATGGGTCACTGGGTAAATGCACGGTGGCGCTCGACGATGATCGAAACAGTATTGGCAGAATACTTGAGGACGGCACCTTAGAAATCTCTAATCCAAAGCTACAGCAGTGGTTTCTTGGCTACTCGGATTTGTCTAAAGATACACTTGTATGTCCGTTGGCGACGTTGCCTCCTAAGATAACCGAAAAGACTATCTCGATTAAAGCGATTTGATGATGTAGGGAGGCGGTTTTGACACTGCCCTTCTGGAGCGTCAACTCCGCTATTTTGTGAAAAGCAACCAAGGAGGTAATCGTGTTACCGATAATAGATCCATCTGTAATCATGGTTGATCATCATGGGGCCGTCCAAATCAACGAGGCGGCCTTGGCAAAATTTCTTTCTTCGAAAGTCATCCAACATGATGATCTTGCCGTAAATGCTGGCTGTGGCGGGTCAAATGGCAGTTGTGGAAACTCGGGCTGCTCAGGAACCAACGGTGGCTGCGCGAATGCGGGATGTAAAAAGGTCGGGCCAACAGCTCCTGGCCGGACAGAGACAATTGGAATTGATTCTGTTGCGCAAATTGTGGCCTAACTTCTAGGACTTGGTTTAGCATGTATTTTGTAGGATTAACCTCAGACTTGACTAAGCCAATGGAATTCCGGCCCGTTACGGGCCGGAATTTCTCGGCGCCCGTAACGCTGGCTGATGGAAAGAGTGTTCGAATCTTTATAAATGCACAAGCGGACAAGAGGCAGCCAATGGAGATTGTTGTTGTTGACGAAAATGAAAATTGGTTAGCACGAGCGCATGTACTAAACAATACTACGCAAATTTTTAGTCGAATTGGTTTATTAGTTAACGTTACAACCTTGCCTGATGGTGAAAGTAATTAGACGTTAGAGGTCGTGAGATGCCTGATACGAAGATTGATCCAAGCGAGATTGTTGTCATGCCAGATGGAGGCATTTTTTATAATGGCAGGGATATCCGTAATACATTGAAGTCCACTGCGGATACAGAACTTTCCGGGGTGAACGTTGCTTGTATAAATTCGTCATCATGTAAAACAATAAATATTCAATGCGACAATCTGGACCTGTCTGAAGGGGGTGTCAATGTGGGCCTGTGTAGAAATGGCGTTTAAGATTGAAGGGTTGGATAATTATTTTTCTAGCACCAATTTCTACTAAATGGCTATGCAAACATTTGTGTATGGTATTGAGAACGGTGTTAGAAGTTTGACACGATCTCGCTTATTGTCGTGTCAGATCATTTTGGCAATGGCGTTCGGTATTGCCGCTTTTAGTTCAGCATGGGGAGCGTTGTTGTCGTTAACAGGCGATCCTCTTAAAGACGTCGGACGTGAAACCTATCATCCTCAGGTCGATCCGAGACCTTTGGATATAAAAGATGCGTCTGGAAGTCCTCCTGATGATCTAACTCTCCGAGATGCGCGAGCCATTTTTCAATTTTCGCCGTCTGGCCGTCGGGCTATGTCTTCACTTAACTGGTTGCCTATGGAGCCAGTAGAAGGGCAGCTTCATGAAAAACGGATGACAATGGTGTTTGCGAGAGGCGCCACTTCTGATTTTTTTAAGTTGTTCCGGGCTCCTTTTGCATATGGCTCGGCGTGGTCGTCATCGTCGGATAATGATGGCTCCGAGGTGGTTGTGATATCGAAAAAGCTTAATCTCCAATTATTCGGCGGAAAGAATAGTATCGGAAATCATCTCCAGCTTGCCGGTAAGCTTTTTACGATTATCGGCATATTAAATGATTGGGAAATTGTTCCACGTGTTTATGACTTAAATGATGGCGCATACGCCCAGGCGGAAGACGTGTTCATGCCATTCGAAACATGGCTGGACTTGCCGCAGGATTATGGATACGGCCCAATGAAGTGCTGGGCAAATGAACAGGCGGATATGGATCACAACCCGCGCAGCGAAACCTGTACCTGGGTTCAGTTATGGGTGCGGCTTTTTCCAAGTGAGGTTGCGCAATACGTAGATTTGCTAAAGGGTTATTCGGAACAACAAAGGGCATTAGGGCGTTTTCAGCGTAGTCCAAATGTCAAATTAAAAAACGCAGATGAGTGGCTTGTCTATAAAAAAGTTGTGCCGGATGCTATAAAAATTCAGCTCTGGGTAGCATTTGGGTTGTTAGCTGTGTGTCTGGTGAGCACTTCGGCACTTTTGGGGGTCAAATTTAGGGGTGACTTTTCGGAACTTGGAATTCGCCGGGCTTTAGGAGCATCGAAGCGTCAAGTTTTCCTCGAGCTTCTCAGTCAAGGAATAGTAATTGGCATGCTGGGTGGTATAGGCGGAATAGGGCTGGGGCTCGCCGTAGTGCGTATTATGAAGAGTTCCGGCCAGGACTACGCTCAGTTTCTGGGCGTATCTTTCAGCAGTGCATTGTTCTCGTTGATTGTAGCTCTGTGTAGCGCGCTCGTCGCTGCAGTTGTGCCTGCCTATGTCGCCGCAAACGAATCTCCTTATAAGCAGATGGTTGGTCGATGATGTGGAATCAAATTCCCGTAATTATTCGCTCATTCAGGAAGCACAAAGGCACAGTAGTTTTGCTTATGAGTATGGTCGCGCTCACTGTCGCGGTTTTTGCAAATGCGGCTTCGGTCATAGGCGAAGCTGTTCGCAAATCACAGATTTCAACAGGAATTGATGAGGCGAATGTGGCGGTCATTCAAGATATCGCAGTGGTAAATAAGGGCGGGAGTAAATCGACGCAGGACAAGTTGGCTCGAATTCGAGCGTTGCCCGGGGTTGTTGATGTCGCGCTAGGGGCGACGCCACTGATGAATAGCTCGACGATGTATGTAAGCAGAGCGATGGGTGAAAGCGCGGCGGTGGAGGTCAAATATTTTGAGGGTAGCCAGGGCTATCAAAACGCCTTGGGAGTAAAAGTATCTAATGGTGATAATTTGCGGGATGCTTCTTCTCCAAATTTTGGTATCGATACCGCGATGACACCGTGCGTTATAACGGCGGCTTTGGCGGACCGCTTATTTGGCCAAGAAGCTTCAATCGGCAAGACCATCTACGCGGGCAATCTAAGTTTTCAGGTTGTTGGGATTGTTCCAACGTTGCGTGAGAGTTTGTCGCTATCTGAAGTTGACAACTACGCGATGCTCGTTCAACACAAGCTTGGACAAGAAGAGCTTGGTGGCCTATTCGTGATTCGCTCCAGCGATGGGCAAGTCCAGAAGGTACTCAACAAAGCATTGAGCATTTTCCGTGATCTTGATCCTTACCATGTTCAGCCTCTTGCGGAGACATTTGAGGATTTAAAGGTGGAGGCGTTGGCGCGACGCTTGGCATTGGCAAAGGTGCTCTCATTGCTTTTAATCGTATTGACGTGCGTGACTTGTTTTACAATCGGGTCTATTACCTCTCTTTGGGTCAGGCAGCGGAGAACGCAGATTGGAGTGCGGCGCGCGCTAGGTGCGACGCGCATGGATGTGCTTGCGTACTTTCTCTTTGAGAATGGGATGATTACTTCCGTTGGTGCATTTTTTGGTGTTCTGCTTGCCTTTTTGACGAGCTCGCAAATGCAGAAATACTTCGAACTCTCTGGCATTACTTGGCACTACGTTGTGTGTTCCATTCTTCTTATTGTTACGTGTAGCGGGGCGTCTGCTTTAGGGCCAGCCTGGCGCGGCTCCAGGCTTGCTCCGGCAGTCGTTTTTCGAAACATATAGGGTCGAGCTTGTGTGCCAGCCCTTAAGAATGCTTCCGAAGGCATCGCCACGACCTCGCCTATGAGGTGCCAGATTGTTTGAGAATCTATCAAGTGTCGACGGTATTAGCATCATTCGCTGCGACGTAATCGCTGGCTCTACTTTTGTTTTCGAGGCTCAGTGATGTGAAATAGCCGCCATGCCCATCGAGCTGATGTTTAGCTTTGGCTACAATCCATTCGTATGAGGGCATGGGCTCAGGCCATCCCACGAGCTTCACCGGCATTTCCGGGGTCACGTCTGGTCGTCCGATCGCAAGATCCAGCGTGAATGTCGCAGCTCCGCGCTTCACGCGTGCAAGTTCCGCTTCGGCAGCGCGCTTCGCGTCCGTTTCCGTCGGAAAATCACCTCTCAGTATCTTCACATGCCCATGCTTGCCTGCAAGTGCAAGGTGCCCGCGCGCACTATTTACGTCATACCAGCGCGCCTGTACGCCGGTGTAGGCGCTGCGGTCGATTTCCTGGAAATGATGGCGATCACCATTCGCACGCCGGATCACCAAGGTAGGAAATTCGGCGCCATTCGCGGTTTTCGCTTCACCGATGGGCGCGAAGATCAGGCATCCGTGCTTGACGGTGGCCATCGCATCGAAGTGTTTGCCAAGCCGGCGCAGTAACGCCATGTCGCTTTCGGTTTGATCTAGCTGCGTGATGAGCTCGCTCGCCAGCTCGCTGGATACGCGCGGCCTAAGCCCATGCTCACCCGCAATCACACTGACGATGTGGCCCACGGTGGTATTGCTCCAACCGCGCTCCTTGCGCGTGGCCAAAGGACCGGCCATGCGTGCGCTGCGCCCCCGCACCGTAATGGTATCCGGCGCACCGCGGTGTTCGACCTCGTCCACGACGTAGGAGCCTTGCAAGCACATGCCCGCCGTATCAAAGCCCAGCGACACTTCGATGCTC